GGATCTGGTGTTAGACCCCATTCAAGTCTTTGTTTTTGGTATTGGAACTCTTCATCATCAATTTTACGTCTACCAGATAAAAATTTTGGTTGCCCCTCATAAATACCATATGATCTTACCTCTCTTGCAATAGCATCCATTCTAGAACGATTTCCCTTTTTAGAAGTAATAGATAAATAATTACCATCATCGTCGCCAATCCAGCGTCCATCTGGCATTTCCCAGACATAAATTCCAAGTGTGGTCTCTTCTACGACCTGTTGATTTATTCTTTTAATATCCATTAGGTATTAATTCTACCATTCTTTTGGGTTAAAGTCCATCTTTTTGTCAATCATTGTGACAAATTTATACGTTTTGTATCACAAGCCAGTCATTATTATATAGGTTAACAGAGTTTTCTGACATTGCCAGTGTAACTCCTAGGGTTTGATATGACTCTTTTCCAGTATATAAATTAAAATGATTATTAATTGTATTTAAACCTAAGTTATATTGATATAAAGACATATATTGATATAGGGCTTTAATTGCTGTGTCTGAAGGTTTATTCATTAATACCTGACCAGTTATTGGGTCTTCAAAATTAATAACAACATGGTGTAAATTATCACTTACAAATATATCTAAAATATTGGTTTCTGCTGTCATGTCCACACCATTTACATATATAGACTGAATGTTATTTTTAGTAATATTTCCAACATTGTCCCAAAGGTATTCTGTTTCAGTTAAATCTTGTAAAATTAAACCATAAGCTCTAGATGATAAAATTGTTGTTTCCGCTGGTATGACGTCTGATATTACTGAGTTAGTATTAATTTCTGCATTTATAATACTATTTTCAGATGCTGAAACATCTGTAATTTGACTATCAATTAATGGTAATAAGAAAAATGGTGTATAAAAAAATTCAATACTTTTTATATTATTATTTAAATTTAAATTAAATCCAGAATCTTCTGGTATAGATAAGCCATTTCTAAAATCTTTAGACATTATTGGGTATTTATTAAGTCCTAAATAATAATCACAATTATCAATTTTTGATATATAGCTTATGCCATTTTTAGAATACATTACTTGTTCGTTATAAAAATACATAGATAAAGTATCTAGTCTAGGCAAATATCTAGAGGCATCTGGTGAATACATTGTAACTTTTATCCAGATAGCTCTTTGACTACTAAAATTAGAATATTTATATTGTGGAATAAATTCTCCATTTACACATTGTTCATAAATTTCATCATCAAAACTTGTTTCCACTATAATACCATTATTACCATACCATTCTATTTTTGAAGAATCCATAGGAATTCCACTTGGTATTGAAATTAAATCTTTGAATACAACAGTTTTAGCAACTGCTTCTGTTGTTTGTGCCATCTGTATATATTCTTTTTCTTGATTATATATTAAATCAGTACTTAAAAAATATTCCCATGATTTATTTAATGGATATGAATATCTAAATGATGTGTTAATATTATTATCATAAAATTCAAATATTTCTCCATTATCTGGACTTACTATTTGAGAAGGTATTGTGTATCCTTTATCATTATAATGTTCTAAAATTTGTGATTGAGATAATGAATATCTGTATACCGCAAAATCATCTGCTAAAAATACATCTTTTGTATTTTGGGTTGGTCCAGATTTTAACAAAAAGCTATTATTTGTGAATAAATTATTTAATAAAGTTTTACTTGCTACAAGTTCTCCATTTATATAAATAAAAGATTGAGATACAGAATATACACATGCTATATGAAATGATTTATTTATAAAAGGAATTGTATATTCTAATTGATCTGTATCTAATTTAAATATTATATTTCCATCTTGCCAAAATATACCAATATTATTTACTGGATCTCCAAATATTGTAGTTAAATTATTTGTAATAATTTCTGGATTAATCCAACATTCTAGAGTAAAGTCATTATCATTATAATACTTAGTTGCAAATCCGCCAGGTGCTATTTGTTTATAATAACTATTTAAAATAGGAAATTCTATACTTTTATCAAATGTAATATCTACAGCATATTGTCCTCCTGGAGATAATGGTAAATGCTGTTTACTATTAGTAAAATTGCCAACATATAAACCATTATTACCACATCCAGAACTATCTGTTGCTAAATAATTAATATTTCCATATTGACTATATCTATCTAACAAATCTTGATATGTAGAAAAATTATCTAATATGTCATTAAAATCAAATGAAGGATTTTCAGCAACATCATCTAGTTGCCAAAATCCTATTGGATAATCTTTTAATACTTTTAAATAGTATGACATATTACCCTTTCTTTATAAACAAAATAATAATGATCCGCCAACACAATTTCCTGCACAATTATATACAGAATCATAATAGCATGTTTTTCCACCAGAACCTGGTGCTGTTCTTAAACATCCTGTACCTTGTAATGGATTACATGCAAAATATGGAAAAAATGGTGGAGCAAAATATGGTCCAAAATTTGGAAAATATGGAAAATATGGAAAAAATGGTGGAGCAACATATGTATAATAACCTATAGATACAGTACTTCCTAATAATACTATTGTGCCAGCTGCTGGTGATTGACTGAATACTTTAGCATCATCTCCTGATGTTGCAGTAGTTGTACTAGAATCAGAATAGTTTAATTCTATATTTGTTAATGCTGTTCTTGCATCTGTAATAGACAATGTACTGATATTTGGTACAGTTACTTTTCTTGTACCTTTTTTACTGCCAAGATCTTTTGCCATTTTAAGAACTCAAATCGCCAGTTAAAACCCAAAGATTATTACCTCGTTTTATTAATGTTGCTGAGGACCACTGTGCTCTTAATTTTAATCCAGGAGTTCCATTTACTGTTACATTAGAATCTCCTGCAATTGTAACTTGTGATGATCCAGTTTGAATAATATCTACAGTAGATCCATTAGCAAATGTTTCAGAATCTGTTGGTACTGTTATTGTTCCCCCACTAGACATTTCAATTAACTTACCTAAGTCTGATGATATTAAAGTATAATTGGATGATTTTTGAGAAATAGTAAATACTGAGGTTAAATCTTGTCCTGCTGGTCCTTGTGCACCAGTGGCACCAGTGGCACCAGTGGCACCAGTGGCACCAGTATCTCCTTTATCGCCTTTTGGTCCAGTTTCTCCAGTATCACCCTTGTCGCCTTTTAGTCCTTGTGGTCCTTGAACTGTTCCAACATTTAACCATGAAGATGTATTTACTGACCAAACATATAAAGCGCCAGAAATTAAATACGCATCTCCTAATGAACCAGTTGGATGTGCTGTTTGTAATGCAGAAAGTGATGAGTATGATCCAAGAATATTAACTCCAGTACCTTGTAGACCTGTTGCGCCTGTTGCGCCAGTTGCACCAGTATCACCCTTGTCGCCTTTTTCGCCCTGTGGACCTGTTGCACCAGTGGCACCAGTATCGCCTTTATCACCACGAGGAATTGTAAAATTAATTGTTTGAGATGGTGACGTACCAGTTATTGTTATTTGAACAGATGATCCTGCATTACCAGTTGCTACTGTTCCTAATGTTAAAACATTTACTGGGCCTGCATTTCCAATATCACCTTTTTCACCCTTGTCGCCTTTTTCGCCCTGTGGACCTGGATGTGCATCTAAATATGCATCTACATCCTCAGCTAGATATGTAAGATCTCTTGGAATATCTGGTGTGTCTGTGTATTGAGGATATCTAAAACCTTTGCCTGTTGAACCCATTTTTTAATTATACCACCTTGTTAGTTTTACGCCAGAATCCAGGACACATATACTTGATGCCAGAAATAACTGGCAGGGACTCATGATAGTAAGGATCTACTGATGGGAATATAATAATACTTCCTGCTTCTGGCTTTATCTTTATGCCTTGCTCTTTAAAAAATAGTTCTCCGCCCTCATAGTTATCATTAAGATATAAAACAACTGATATATTTGGGTCATCGCCGTTACCATAATCATCTACATGAGGCCCCATGGATTTACCAGTTGAATATTTACTAATAGATAGAGGTGTTAAAGAACCAATATTAATATTATGAACTCTTGCATAATCTTCTGATGCATTTATAATGGCACTTTTAAGAGTGTTATTTATTGTTTGAATATCTGAGTCTGGATCCTTATCTACATTATCATTAAATCTTTTTTGATATCCAAATAAATATGCAACATCTCCACTTGCAGACCATTCTTTCCATTTTGGAATACTTGAATTTTCTGTTAAATTATTATCAGATAATTCAATTAATTCAATTAATTTATTTGGTTCAGAAATAACATTTTTATAATAATGTATTTTTTCATATTGTTGAAGATTAAGCATATTTATTTCCTTTTAGCCATTCTTCTTTTTGAGCAGCCTGTTCAATTCTTACCTGCTTCTCTTCTTCTTTCCAACGCTCTAATGTTTCTTCATCATATACTAAATCTGCAAAATCCCAAAATGAAACCATTGTATACCTAGTTCCTTTTGTAATTTCTGCTACTCCATGTATATTTTCATATCCTCCAGGAAATACATAATAAGAATACGCATTTGGCTTAAATGATAAATATGGATTCATTTCATTATCTTTATCGCAAAAGTATAAATTTCCACCTTCGTAATCATCATTTAGATAAAGAATTCCAACATATTTATTTATTTCAAAAGCATTTGGTTTTCCATCATTATCTGAGTTATCTGAGTGTGGTGATGCAAATCCGCCAACATCCCATTTTTGTGCATGAGATGTATTTGCTCTAACTTCTCTACCAAAAACAGTTTTTATAGCTTCTTGATATTTATCTTTTAATTTATCAAAAAATCCATCTGGCAATCCAAATTTTTCCATGGTTGCAGAATCAGTTTTAATTCCTTTTCCAGATGATCCATAAAAAGCAATATCTCCCCATTCAACATCACAATTTTCAAAAAAATTAATCATTTTAGGAACAACATCTGGATCTACAAAATTTGGTATTTCTACAATTTTATTTGTTGATACTCCAAGAACTCCTCTTTTATTTTCTGGGATTTCTTCATCTTGTAAAATAATAAATTTAGATGGATCTATAATATCAATCATTCCATTTTTCATTTCTGGTTTCCTTTTCTTTTTATGTGTTTCATCGCAATATGGATATGTTGCAGATCTTCCGCATACGCATTGCTTCATCTATAAATTCCATTATCTTTACCAAAAAATTCATGAAAACTTTCTCCATCAAATTGATAATTAAATCTAATACCTTTAATTCTTTCTTTTTCCATTTCATCCCATTTATCTTTTCCATATTTATTTTGACCCTCAATCCATTCTGAAGAACCATCGTAGTCAAATTGCCAAAAAGATCTAATCATGTACCTATCAGAACCACTAGCTTTTCTTACTGCATGGTAGTATGGTGGGCTTGATGGAAATACTATGACATCACCCTTTTGTGGTTTATAAGAAATATATTCATCATTAATTTTAAAACATATTTCACCATTATCATATGTGTCATTTAAATAAAAAGTTGTAGTTATTGAAAATTTAGACCCTGGCCAATCTTTTTCAGCTTCAACAAAGTCTGTATGGTAATTCATTGCATAATTTTCTGATATACCTGCATTATTAGTATATTTATTAATTGATGCTGGATTTTTTACCCAATTAGAAAATTTAATTTCTGGGTATGTAGATAGGAAATGGTTTGTTACATCATAAAAAATTTCTCCTACTTCTTCAGTAAGTTCATTTCTTAATTTATCATTTTCATTTTCTGCCTGCCATGATCTTGCATTAACATATTCTTCTTTTGTTGGAAAATTATTAAATTTAATTGGTGCCTCTTGAAGAGCAAGCATATCTCCAAATGTATACCATTGTTCCCAAATTTCACATTTTTTTGCATTTTCTAAAAAAGAGTCTACATCTTTAAATACATTCTTATACATATGTATTTTTGGATATAAAGTAATAAAGTTTAAATTCTTACTCATGGTTGTCTTTCCCCAGTATGTTTTAAAATAGTCCAAAAGAATGGGATAACATATCTAATTCCATTAGTAATTTCTCTAACTCCATGACTATATCCTACATCTCCTGGAAAAAAATAAGCTGCTCCTGGTTTTGGTTTAAATTCAACACCTTGATTTATAAAATATAATTCTCCACCTTCATAGTCGTCATTTAAATAAAAAAGACCAGCTAAATCATACCATGGAAAATCATTTGGTTCTCCATTTTGTAATTGTTTATCTGCATGTGGTTCTTGCCTATATCCTGCCATCCATCTTACTATAGCTGGACTTGTGGGTTTGGCATCAACTTGAAAAAATTCATCTACTTCTAATTTAAATCTATTAACCATATTTTCTATAACAATTGAAATTTGAGGATCAATTTTATCTAAAATTGGTCTTGATGCAACTCTATTATCCCAATATGAAGCGTCATAAATAATTACACCATTATCATTATAATGGGTTTCAGTTCTGTCCCACGAATCAATTGATTTAGCAGCAGATAAAAGAAACTCTCTTTCTTCTTCTGTCATAAAATTTTCTCTTACTTGAATATTATTTGCAGATGTTCCAAAAAATCCTGGTGGAGTTATTGAAACACGATTTTCCCAATTTTGTGAGCCATTAGCTAATTCTTTATCCATATATTGATTATACCATCCTACTCATAATTTCTTTTAGACCATACATTATTTTTATAAAATCCACCATCTTTAATTCTATAAGTATTACTATTATCTTGGTTTTTTTTGTTTATATTTTTAATATCTTCAATAATAATTTCAGATTTCCAATCTTCTCTTTTAAATGGAATAATCTGGGCATACGGGGTTCCAGCAAGAATAGTTCCTTCAAATCCTTTAATTATAAAAAATGGCATAGTCCCAGGTAATTTAACCTTATCGTTATCAATAATTCCAGTTGTCATAAAAAATGGTAAATCAAATCTATTTAATGGATGAGTATATAATGCACTATACCCTTCTGGTAGTTCCACTGCCCAATCTGGAAACCATGCAAAGTGTTCTTGATAGTATCCTTGTGGATGAACAAATTGTGGCATAAATGGTCTTTCTGTACAAAAATCTTTATACTTAGGGTCAGATATTTCAACAGCTATTTTTGAATTTTTTAAATAAAATTTTAAATCACATGGTGTTTTTAAAACATATCCTGTACTTAATATATCAAACAGTGCTGGGCAAGCTTTCCAAGTTGGAATTTTTCCTCCATCTGGACCTATCCAATAATCTTTTGTCATAGGATTTATGGCAAATCTATCTGCTTTTCTAAACCATTCTGGCATTTCTTTTATTGTTGGTGTTGGGACGGAAGCACTATCTTTTTTCAACCATGGTCTATTTGAAACAAATTTAATTTTATTAGCCATTATTTTTCCTTGAATTATCTATAACTTTTAACTTTAATGATTTAACTTCATGCTCTCCTATAGATAATCCTTCTTCATTAATAGCATCTCTATACCAGTCTGTCCATTTACCAGATTTATTAATTACCTGTGCAGCTTCACCATATTTTCTTTGAGCATTAGTGTATTCTTCAGTAAAAATAAAATCTTTTATTTCTATAGATTCATCTTTTAAAGAAGTTAATGAAATTGGAATAATAGTAGCAATTGGTTCACCAGCTTTTATAGTTATTTCTTTATTTGGTGTTTTTGCTTTTATTGCTAAAGGTAATTCATTAGGATAAAATGAAGTACTTATTAATGAAGACATTACCTCAAAATCTTGATTAAAATAATTAGGGCAGGTAATTGTAAATAAACTAACATTTTTTTCTGATTTAAAAATTAAACCAGTCATAAAGCTAATTGTTCCTTGACCTCTTCCAGTATAAGCATACTGTTCTCCAGATAAAATTTTTACAGTATCTGGTGTGGTATCTGTTATTCCATTCCAAGTAAAAGATATATCTACTGGTGAGGATAAGGTCCAACCTATTGTATTTGCCATAGTTACAGGAAAACAATGATAGGCATGTTTTTCTGGAGTATTTTCCATCCAATCTCTTTTAACTGAAAGTGGTTCGATTATAAAAGAGTTTGGATTAGTTTTATATGCCGTTAATATTGGCATTAATTTCCGCTATCTTCATACATTTGTTGAGTATGAAATTTAGCGCTATAATCTAACATGGTTACTAAAGAATACTTAGTTCCAGAATGCACCACTTTTGCTTGATGCGGATACATGTATGTTGAAGGAAATATATATAAATCTCCAGCTTTTGGTTTTATATTTAAATCTTGTAATCTAAAATAAAGCTCTCCACCCTCATAATCATCATTTAAATATCCAACAAGAGATACCGTACAATTATAAGAAAATCCATGGTCATGATGCTCCATAAAATGATGTCCTGGTTCATATTTAATAAAGTTAAATGCTTCCCAATATCTTAATTGATGAATATTAAATTTTTTACAATAATCTGCAACTGCTGGTGCCTGTCTATCGTAACAATCTTGCCAAATTTGTTGCAATGCTAATGAAACTTCAGATTTATCGTGTTCTATATCACTTTTTTTAAATTTAAAATCAACACAATCTCTGTAGTTTGGCATTCTTTCTTGATACCCAACATAAGCTGGTTGCCATGTATATCCAGAATTTTTGCCATCTAATTCTTTTTCTAATCTTTCAATAACATTTAATTCTTTTAATAAAACATCTCTATATACAAATATACCATGTCCTAAATCTTCTACCGAGCTCCAAGTCATTTTATTTTCCATTTTTTCTCCTTAGTGTGCTAATAAATTAATATCCATCATTACAACAACTGAATATTTATCTCCAAAAATCATTGGTTCTGAGGAGTGTTCATATATGTAATTTGATGGAAAAATTGCTATGTCGCCAGCTTTTGGCTTATAAACTAACTTATCAAGTCTAGGAAATGCAATTTCCCCGCCTTCATAATCATCATTTAAATAAATAACTGCGGATACAGTACAGTTATATGCTGGACCATGATCAGCATGTACTCTAAAGTGTTGTCCAGGACCAGTATATTTTACAAAATTAAATGCTTCATAATAGACAACATTAATTCCCCAATATTGACAATAATCATCAACACATGATTTTAAAATATCATATATTGATTTATGCATATCAAGAAGATCTGAATTATTGTCGTCTCTAGGTCCTAAATTTTCTGGTTTAAATTTAAAGTCAACACAATCTCTAGCACTTTTAATTGCTTTATTAGAATTTGTAACTTGTGCTTCTGACCACTTGTATTTAGATCCATTAGTTAATTTATCTTCTAATGTTTTAATTGCATTTTGTCTAATATTAGCAGGAATTGCAGATTCATAAATATTTAATCCAATACCAGGATTAGAAACATTAATATTTTTAAATGATCTATTTACTCTAACAGAGGCAGACTCTGATCTATCTTTTGTAAACCAAGGATTATTATCTATATCATAATGATCTTGCATTATATATCTTTCTCTTAGAAATACATTATAGTAAATATATTTATTATTGTCAAGAATACCAAAACCCCCTTTTGAGGGGGTTTTGATGACTAATTAATTACTTATTGTGAGTTAGTATATTACCAGCAAAGTACCAGTTATATGGATCACAACTGAAGGTATAGACATCTTTTGGAGTATCTAAAGTTTCTTTATGTACAGATGTTACTTCTATTTCAGAAACTGCTTCTTTTGTTGTAACTGATTCGTGTAGTTTATCTAGATTTATAATTATAATTATATCTTTTTCTACAACATTTGCTGCTTCTACTACACGGTATTCTGAATTTCTCTTTATAAATATTGGATGAGTTTCAGTAAATTTATTTGCGTAGTCATTATTAAAATATACTCTATCTGCTTTTTGAGCAACGATTATATTTGTAATTTCTGTCATTACAAAATTTGTATTGATATTCAAGTCTGTAGTATTTAAATCAAATGTACCTTGACCTGATTCTAGTGCTTGGATATCAACAGTTAGTAGTGAGTCTCCCATTTGTATATTTTTAGCAGGAACTAACCCCTTACTAGTTAATATTAAAGTGTCTTCATCAACACATCTACCTACGAAATATGGACCAAATCTTGGTGGGAAGAATGGTGGGAAGAATGGTGGGAAGAACGGTGGAAAGAATGGTGGAAAGAATGGAAAGTATGGGAAAAATGGTGGAAAGTATGGTGGAAAGAATGGGAAATATGGAAAGAATGGTGGGAAATAAGGAAAGTATGGTGGGAAGTATGGAAAGTATGGAGGAAAAAATGGTGCTGTTGTTGTTATTGAATCTGTTGTTGCAGCTGCTGATGTTCCATTATCATTAATTGCATAAATACTATATGTCTGTGATGTTCCACCAGTTTCTGCAATTGTTGCTGGTGATGTTTGATTTGTATATGTAGGACCATCTGATGAAACTACAGTATAGCTTGTAATATTTTTACCACCAGAAGATCCTGCCGACCAAGAAACTACGTCTTGATTAACATTTGGTGAAGATGCACTTACAGAAGTTGGTGCTGCTGGAACTGTAGTGACTAGTGTAGAGCTAGATTCTGTTGCAGCAGATGTTCCTGCTCCATTTATACCAGCAACTAAAAATGTATATGATGTATTAGATGATAAACCTGTTACTTGATATGAAGTATCAGATGTTGTATATGTTGATGTACTAGGATTTGTTATAATTGAGTAAGAGGTTGCAGCTGGTGAACCTGCTGGTAATTCCCAAGAAAGGTTTACTGCACCGTCATTAAATGCTCTATTTGTTCCAACGTCTGTAGCCGTTAAATTTACTACTGGTTTAGGTTCTAAAAAGTCATTTGCTGACTGTGAATGTCTACCAACTTTTTTACTCATTTATTTATCTCCTTAAGACTTCAAATCACCATATACTACCCAAGCATTTTCTCCACGCTTAAATAATGTACATGATGACCATTGAGTACGTAATTTTAATCCTGGGGTAGCATTTACAGTTACGCCAGTATCTCCTGCAATTGTAATTAATCCTGTATTAACTCCAAGTATATCTAGTGTTGTTCCCACAGGGAATGCAACTGCTGAATTTGTTGGAATTGTAATTGTTACAGGGCTTGTTGAATCTACCTCAATTAATGAATCTCTTTCAGATAGATTTGTAAGAGTATAGTTTTCAGTTTTTGAAATAATTGGAGTTCTTGAAGGAACACCTTCTTTAGTTTGTGTACCATCTGAAAATGTTACTCCTGATAATGTTGGAGTATTTACAACAGATATTGTTGATCCAGACTTACTAATATTTGTACCAGCAGTAATTGCTTCAGAAGCATTAAACTGTGTATAGTTAATATTTGTAGTTCCAATTGTAATAGTTCCTGTTGTACTTAAAATAAATCCTTTAGAAATATTTGTTGATCCATTTGTTACGAAACAAAAGTCTCCAGTTGCAAGTTCTCCCGCTGGATTATTATCAGCATCTACTGCACGAGTCAATACCCATGGGGTGGATACTGATCCAACTGTGGTTAATGTATAAATACCATTTTGTGTTGCAGTTGTTTGATCTTTAACAAGAATTCTTTCTTCAACTGACCATGATGAAACACCATCAAGTGTTGTAAATGCACGGTTAGTATCAGCAGTAAGGGTTGCACCATAACCATTTGTACCATTGCTATAATTAGCAGATAAATTAGTTGTAGTTGCTGCTTTTACTGCTGCATGGAAATTAATTCCTGCTGATATGCCGTCAACATATTGCTTTGTTGCTGCATGAAGATCGGATGTTGGTGCTCCTGACAATGTTAATGCACCTGTCATTGTTCCACCAGATTTTAATAATAAATCTGCTGTATTTGTTATACCATGAATATTTGTTGTGGCAGACGAATGAGTAGATACTGCTGAATCAGCATATGTTTTTGTAGCTAATGCGGAAGTATCTGAAATTCCATGAACAGATGTTGTAGATGATGAATGTGTAGATACTGCTGTGTCTGCATATGTCTTGGTAGCAATTGTTGAATCTACTGCAATTGTTGTTGCTGATCCACCATTATAGGAAGTTCCACTTAAACCAGTTCCAATTGTTAATGTATCTAAATTAGAACCTAGTGATTTACCTGAAATTGTTGAATTTGCTAATTTATTATTAGCAATTGATCCTGCAAGTTTATCATTAGCAATAGATCCAGCAAGCATTGTATTTGTTACAGTACCAGAATCTGCTTGCGTTACAGCAACTCCAGAAATTTTATTTTTATCAATTGCTGCATTTGAAGCTATATTTGAATTTGCAATTGCAGTTGTATTTTTTGCAAAATATGTTGTACCAGCATTTGTTTGTGTTAAATAAGTATTAGCTGCATTTGTTGATGTTAAATATGTTGATGCTGCGTCTGTTTGTGCTAAGTAAGTGCTAGCTGCAGTTCCTGGTGTTAAATATGTTGATTGTGCATTTGCTACTGAAAGAAATACTGTACTATTTACAGAAATTGTATCTCCTGATATAGTGATACCAGTTCCTTCTTTTAATGTAGCAGTTCCTGAAATTTGAGTAAATTCAATATTATCAATTCCAATTTTAACAGTTTGATCTGTATTGGTTCCTTCACTTATTTGTGAAAATTGTTTTAATGCATTAGTTGTTCCATTGCTTACAAAAATAACGTCACCTTTAGCAACATCTCCTGGTATTTGATCTAATGAATTATTATAATCTATAGATCTTGTAAGAATTGCTACTACTGATGAGGTGCCAAGTCTTGTTACTTCATATATACCATTTTGTTTTAAATCTGATTGGTTTTTTACTAATATTCTATCGTATAATCTAACTGTATATCCATCAATTACTAATACGCCATTGGCGTTCATTGTTAGTTTTGCGCCAATACCTGTTCCGCCATGCAAATCTGATGTTCCTGCTGCATATGTAGCAGCAAGTGCTTCTGTTGTAGCAACATCTGCTGCTTGGTGAATATTTAATGATGCAACTACGGAATTTAATGCTTGTGTTGTTGCATATGCATTTAAATCTGATGTTAAAGCTACTGTACCTGAAGCATTTGGAATTGTAATCGTTCTATCTGCTGTAGGATTTGTTACTGTTAAAGTTGTTTCATAAGCATCTGCTGATGATCCTTCTAGGATAATGCTTGATTTAGGAATTAATAAATTTCCATCTGCATCTAATTTAGCAGGTCCGCCTGCATTTCCTACATCTGCAACTAATACATAATCTGCTAATGTATTTTGTAAATCTGAAAGTGGCTCGTTGGCATATGCAAGATCAAGCCAGTGACTTGTGCCATTACCAAACTTAATAAAGTTTGTGTCGGATTCAAGACCCATTTCTCCCGCTGCTAAGATTGGATTTACGTCAGACCATTGATCTGCGGTTCCTCGACGTACTTGAATTCTTACTGTTGACATATTTATTACCCCTTATTTGCTAAGTATAGCATTATTTTATTTAAACTAAAGCTCCAGAATCAAATATATAATCTGGAATATAAGGTGTAGGTGTATTACCATCTACAAACTTACTATCTCCAGAAATTGTAATTCCATTGCCTTGAACAATGTATACTGGTTGTCCATTATAATCAATAGATAAACCAATATCCATAAATGTAAGCATATTTGTTAAATCTGGAACATCTCCTAAAAATGCTACAGGAGTCCATGTTCCATTTATTTGAATTTTTAATCTGTTTGTTTGTGTATCAAAAGAAATAGGGGCTGAACCTAATACTATGTCTGTATCAAATGTGGCAGTTCCGCCTACATTGAGACCATTTTTAACTTTAAAATTTTTATTTGTTGTTGACATTTAAGTTCACATATCCCCTAATTGTTTTTGTTGGGGAGATTCAGGCTCCCCCCTGGCCTTTTATTTAATTATTTAATTAATGTTGCTACTACAGTTACTGTTGTATTTGCATAAACAGTATTTACTTCAATTGCAATGTTACCTGCAAGGTAAGAAGCTGTAATTGTTCCAAGAGATCCATTTGTCCCAACCTCAGCAAAATCTGTAATTGCTATGTTGTTTGATGCATCTGTTGTTAATAAGATTTCTGAAATTTGTGAGTGTGTTGCTGTTGCAAACTTAACCCACGCCTTTGCTGATGCGTAATCTGACTTTGCCCAAGATAGCATAGATGATCCATTTTGAGCTGTAGCAACTAAACTTTGAACTGCTTTTTGTAATGAAACAGAGTTTACATTAATTGCTGTAAATGGTTCTGATCCGTCTAAAACTGCTCCTATGTATCCATCTGTGTAGTCATTAGCATCTGTTAGTGCTTGTGAAGCTGCACCTGCTGCATCATAGTTAGATGCTAGTCCGTCAGCATAGCTCTTAGCATTTGATTCTGCTGTTGAAGCAGATCCTGCTGCATCGTAGTTTGAAGCCAAACCATCTGCATAAGACTTTGCATTTGATTCTGCGGTAGCGGCAGCACCTGATGCATCTTTTCCATCTAACTGAGTCTGAATATTAGATGTAACTCCATCTAAGTATCCAAGTTCAGTTGATGAGACTGTTAAAGATGTACCAACTGAAGTGTTTACATTGCTTCCCCAGATACCGCTAAATGAACTTCCCCAACCACCCCAGTTTGAACCTAGTTCAATAATAAGTGTTGTGCCATCACTTTCAACAGTAACAACTCGTGTACCGTTTAATGCTGCAGCATGAGCGCCAGTTGCACCTGAGAAGTTTACATTATAGGTACCATCAGTTAGTCCATATGAAGGACCAGAAGAATAAACATAAATCCAATTTGGATGTCCACCTCCCCAAGAAGTAACAAATCCAGCCACAGACATGTCAGGACCAGCAGATGATGAACCTACTGTGATTTCTGGATTAGCAAGGGTCTTATTAGAAAGAGTAGTTCCAATTGAAAGCAATCCACTTGTAACATCAAGTTCTGATGAAACAGATGTGATATAGTTACCTGTCTCAGAGAACTGAGTCCAAGTAATGGCACCAGTCGCAAGATTAATATTTGATACTACATAACCATGTCCTGCATAATCTCCACCTTCAACAAATACGAAAGAACCTTTTGTAAGTGTTCCTTGTCCTGAGCCAGGATCAAATGAAGCATCTTCTGTTCTATTCCATTGTCCTGCTGCATATGTATAAATACCATTTTCTGCAGGATTATCTTGTCCAAAAAATAAAACACGATCTACGTTATTAGACCATCCTAATCTATCAGATATAGATTGATTTGTTGAATATGCTGCCTTTACAGAAGCCTTAACATCAAGACCTTGTGCTATTGCATCAGCATATGATTTTGCATTAGACTCTGCTGTAGCAGCAACGCCATCTGCATAAGATTCTGCTGCAGATTGTGCAGAAGAGGCTGCACCTGCTGGGTCATAATTAGATGCAAGTCCGTCAGCATAACTTTTTGCATTTGATTCTGCGGTTGATGCAGCACCTGCTGGATCATAGTTAGAAGCTAGGCCATCGGCATAGCTCTTAGCATTTGACTCTGCAGTTGATGCAGATCCTGCTGCATCGTAGTTTGAAGCCAAACCATCTGCATAAGACTTTGCATTTGATTCTGCAGTTGATGCAGATCCTGCTGCATCGTAGTTTGAAGCCAAACCATCTGCATAAGACTTTGCATTTGACTCTGCAGTTGATGCAGATCCTGCTGCATCGTAGTTTGAAGCCAAACCATCTGCATAAGACTTTGCATTTGATTCTGCAGTACTTGCAGCACCTACTGGGTCGTAGTTTGAAGCTAGACCATCAGCATAAGATTTAGCATTTGATTCTGCTGTAGATGCTGAACCAGCTGCATCATAATTAGATGCTAAGCCATCAGCATAAGATTCTGCTGCAGATTGTGCAGAAGAGGCTGCACCGTATGCATCAAATACGTTTGATTTTACGGAAAGTTCTCCACCAACACTTACTTCTAGTTGTGCAGAGTTTACTGATTTTACTAATGTTTCTCCGCCAATTAAATCCAGAATATACTGATCTGAACCTGTCTCTGTTAATATATTTTGACCATTAATGGTACCTGTTGATCCTTCAACAACTAAACCATTTTTGATTCTAAAGTTTTTATTTACTGTTGCCATTTATATCTCCCTGTATTGCTTTTTTTATGCCTTAAGCGCAGTCCTATAGTATCTGGCGGTTACCGCAGTACTGGTGGGAGTTACGCATAAGTTAATTATACCTGAATTTTCTTCAAATGTGACTATTGCTAATGTAGTATTGGTATTTGATATTACATTAGATTCTGAAAGGTTTATGTTTGCTCCATCATTTAAAACGGACAACTCAGATGTATAGTATTCTGATCCCTTTGATATAGATAGAATATACTTGACTACTCTATATTGTGTTTTGTTAAATGAATCAAGTGTTGTTTTGTTCTCAATTCCAGTTACTGTTAAATCATTATTTCCTTCAAGTCCTAATAATGTTTGAATAGTGTCTGTATTGTTGCCTAGACTACCTAATTGAGAAATAATATCTGTAATTTTGTAATCTAATGAGTTTTCATCTTCAGATCCATCAATGCCAACTTTTGTTTGCAATGCTTCAATTGCATCATTTGCATTTCTGTGTTGTTCAGAGTGCGAAGGATTACTTAATGAATCAGTTGCATTTGGATTTGATAATTGATCTAATGATTCTGGAAAGTTTATTGCCATGTTTACCTCGAAATTATGACTTCATCTAATTATATCAGTCAATATTTATAATTGCCTAAAATTATGGAACATATGTTTCATCAATTTCACCATCATATGTATGTCTGTGATCTGGAACTACGGATGATGCAAGTAAGAATGAATGTGCGCCAGACCATGTTGAATCAGAAAGTTTTGGTCCATAAAATCTTGAAGTAAGATTATCTATGTAAAAATCATTCTGTATTCCAAGATTATTTGCTGGAGCACCGTTGCCATTTAAAATAGTATTTCCTCTAGGACCTTGAGGTCCAGGAGATAAAACAATTACTTTATTTTTTAATTCGGTTACTATTACTTTTTCAGACATTATATGGTTACCGATCTACTGAGTGTCATAAAACCCTCTAGGAGTTTTATTTTATTCCCATTAGAATCGACGACCATAATGTCATAGGCAGATTTTGGATAAAATAATTTATTAGTTTGAGTAGGTGTCATTTTAATTGTTAATGTACCAGTTGATCCATTAATTGTAATACCGCCAGAAGGTGATGTTAAAGTAAAAGCTAGTTTATCTCCACCTTGTGTATTTCTAACTTGCATCTTTGCTGTTGCACCAGTTAAATTAATAGGCGTTACTTCATCCTCTAAGGTATATTGAACCTGAAAGGTGAAAGTAGTATTTTGATCTACTTCAAAATTTTTGTTTACTGCCATTTGCAAAATCTCCTAAAATAGGAAAACTCCTATGCCCATTTTAGCATAGGAGCGATCCTAATTGGTATTACTTTATTTTACTTCTTGAAGCCAAATTCTTGATTACTTGGACTTAATGCCTTTAGAATAACTGGAGCTATTGCTGCAACTCCTGCTGCAACTAAATCTTTTGGATTTGTATTTCCAGTCATGTATAAGGCTGTAGCTGCTGCTAGGAATGCTCTTCCGTAAGTTCCTAGTGCTGCTAGTATTTGTGCTGTATATGTGTTCATGTTATCTCCTTTTGGCTTTCGCCACTATCTATTATACTACTATGCTGAAATATCTACAATTTCACAATTTCCATCAGAAGTACATGCAAGTGTTTGAGTTCCAGATGTTCCATCTTCTGTTTCATAAAATGAAAGATCTGCCCATCTAATTTCTTTAGGCATTTTACCTAAAAGATCTAGATATTCTTCTTTGGAAACTTCTTGATAAGGTGCTTGCTTATATGTGTGATCTGAATGTGGTAGGAATGAAATTCCAGATACCTCATCAAAATGCTTGTATACCCATGCTCCAACTTCCATCCACTCATCTTCTTTTACAGAAACTGTAATTGATGGCTTATGCTCACACCATGCACGTTGATAAATTAACCATGTATTTAAATGATCAATTGCAGTAAGATCATTTCTAACAATAGCACCTTCTGGTGCTTTTACTGGAAATGAAAATACATATGTATCGTTTGGTTTCATTACATCATCTTCTACTGGAATTCCTACTTCTTTTAAGAATGTAGAAATAGGATCTTTTTTATCCCCACGAACTGTACGAATATAGTGTTCAGAGTGCCATGGGTGCATTCCAGATGAAACTCCAACTAATTGAGATACGGTTCCAGAAGGCTTAACACATGTAATTGCTGCTGATTCTTGAATACCAATTTTTTTAGCCTCTGCTGCATTTGTTTTTCTTGCAGACTCACGAAGTTCAATTAATACTTGTTCCAATTTATTAATATCTTCTTTACCTGAAAAGAATTTATGTCCAAATTGACCAGTTAAAGAAACTCCTAATAAACGTTCTTCTTCTGTATTATCTTTCCAAATTTTACGAAGATATTTAAAATCTGTTAATGTTGATTGCCATGTTCCTAAAATAGTGGCAAGACGGACTTTATTTGCAACATCTTCAATTTTATCTTTTTCACGTAATACGACTTCTGAAAGATTACAAAACTGATAAGGACGTAGAATAATCTCTGAACATGGGTTGGTTCCATAATGAATTTCAGGATCCCGTCTTCCATATTTAGCTGCTTGTTTTTGTGCTGCTGCAACATTGTAAATTCCACGTTCTCCTGATTTTGAATCATATAAAGATTTCCATTCTGCTATAAATTGTTCCATTTCTGGTTTGCGTGAATAGGCCACTGAGTTATTAGACAATGCACGTTGTGAATTATTTTCCCACCAATTACCAGATTTTGCTTGAGCCATTTCAATATCATTAATGTTTGACAAAGAAATCATTGCAGATCTGCGAACTCCACCAACTACTACAATTTCACCAATCTTGCACATAATGTCATGTGCCTCAATTGGTTTAAGTTGACGACCTGCTGCATTTTTAAATTTTGCAATTGTAAAATCAAAAAGATTAATTAATGGTTGTGGTCCAGATGAACGACCACCCATTGTTTTAAGTCTTGCACCTGCAGGACGAAGTTTGCTTACATCAATTGATGGAATTTGTCCCGTCCAAAGGAGTGCCAATAGTTCACGATATGCTTTTGCCCATCCTTGCTTAGAATCTTCAACGTTAATTATTGTTGATGACTTTTCAAATGATTCTGGAATGGCAGGAAGTTTATTAACATATTTATATTCAACAGAAAATCCAACACCAGTTCCACACATAAGAATATACATAGTCTCATCAAATGATCTTGGATTATCTACTGGTACGAATGAACAATTATATCCAGCAACATGATCTCTTTCTAGTGCTGCACCAGCGGTCATTACTGATCTCATTGATGGCATTACATTTCGATCTAATACTGCTTGCTTTAATTCTGCAATTAATTTTGATGATGGCTCATATGCATGCTCTTTAAATAAGTGATCAAGCATAAAAGAAAAATAACGATCTACTGTCTCACTCCATGTTTCTCTGCGATTCTCTTCTGGTATCCATCTTGCATAACGAGATAACGCAATAAAATTTTCATATGGGTTTTCAATAGATGTTGACATATAGACCTTTTCCTCTGCCTTACGGTTAAATAAATTTTTGAATGAGATCTAAGTGTATCAAATGTTATTTATAGAGGGAAGACTTTATGAAAATTTTTTAAAAATATGATTAAATGCATTTTTGGTCAACTGATCCCAATTATAATCTTTATGTATTTTAGTTGACTGAGCAAAATAATATCCAGAATATGCATTAAAGTTTATTGCTACATCTCTCATAAGCTCAAGTAAATGTTGATAGTTTGGTTCAAATACTTTTCCTTCATGTGGAAATGGCCAAGGCGAATCTATTAACTCTGATTTTAATTTTAATGGACCAAGATAATTTTCATAATGTGCCCAACCAGATGTACATATTGTTGGCATACCAGTTGCTAAAGCTTGAAGTGGAATAAATCCAAATCCTTCTCCATAACTAGGATAAATTAATACATCATGTGTTTGATATAACTGCACTAATTCTTCATCATTTAAAATTTTAGTTATTAAATTAATATTTGGATATAACTCATTAGGTAATCCAATTATATTTTTATCTATATAATTATTATATATTCTAGTAGTATTAATTTGATCTGCTTTAATTGTTAAAGAATATCCTTCTTTTCCACCAAATAATTTTGTAAATGCATCAACTACTATTTGTCCAGCTTTTCTAGGAGCTGGTTCTCCTATATGTAAAAATTTAATAATACCATCATCTTGTCTTCTATTTGGTACCCACATTGGATCAATTCCATGAGGAAATACTTTTATATTTTTAAATCCATTATCTTCAAATACATTTGCACACCAGTTAGATGTTGTCCAAATTTCATCACATGCATTCATATAATATTTCCACTCTTCTGGTATTACAGTTGATTCCCATGGAGTATAGCTAATTTGATATTGATTTTTATGTAATTTAAAATGTGATGGTTGAGAAAAATTTAATTGTACTAGTGCTTTTGGATCTTGAAATGGAACAAAGTGTCCTAAGTTATTTAATGATTTTACTATATTTTGACCAGCATATCCATATCCATTGCTACTTCTTAAATTAGCAATTACTGTAGAAAATGAAATATTCATTAAATCCTTCTGGTTGACTGGCTTGACAGTCATTACCCGCCAATGTTATTATTATAGTTCGTTATCTCTAAAGGAGGAATGCCAATGGAGAGAATCAAACAAAGTTTGAGCGATGTTGTTCATAATTGGACTGCAATAGGAATGATAACATTATTCTTATTTTCCGTCCAACCTGGACCAACAGTAACTCAGGCTTTAGAAGTAAAACCGCAAAAAACCGAAAAACAACTAAAAAGAGAAATACTAAATAAGTTCAGTAATGATACTTATGGCAGTTCTGAAATGCTTTCGCCTGAAGATTTAAAAGATCTTTTATGGGCTGTAGGTTTTGAAGGAACTGAATTAAAAACAGCTTGGGCTGTTGCAACGGTAGAGTCACATGGGCGACCAATGGCTTTAAACGATAACAAATCAACTGGAGATAAGTCTTACGGAATTTTCCAAATCAATATGCTTGGAGATTTAGGCGTAAAGAGAAAAGAAAAGTTCGATTTAGTTTCAAATAAGGAATTATTTGATCCAGTAACAAACGCAGAGATAACGTACTATATGACCGATGGCGGTAAAAATTGGTCAGCTTGGCCTAATTCAATAGGCAAAGCAAGGCAACTCATAACAGAGTTTCCATCAGCTTAAGGAGCAATATTGAAACAGATACAATACGTATCTAAATATATAGCTTTATCAGAAGAAGGCCTGGTTCCTAAAATGGAATGTCCAATGGATCAAGGTCTTCTTCTTTCTAATTTAGATTTAGAAGACAATGTTTATTTATATTGTCTTTCTTGCTCTTATAAAAAGTTTATAGGAGAAAAAGCTTATAACGATATGAAAAAGGCGGTAGACGCAAATGTCAGATGAAAATCAAAATTTAGAAGAAAATATTCCAATGGTTACATATATTATGCTTCATAGAATATATGATATATTAACTTTAATTTCTAATAAAGTTGCTGGGGAAGAAAAGACTTCTAAAATGGTAGAATATCATAATCAAGGATATTTATTAGGACCAGTTCCATCATTTACACCAGAAGGAGAAATTAATGAATAAAGAAGAAATTATTAAATTAATGCTAAATGGATTTATTGAAGATATGAAATTTATGTATTCTAATGCTGGTATCTCCGATGATGAGTCTGCTAATTATATAGAACAAGGTAAACCTAGTTTTGAATTGGTATGTACAAACACTTATCAAAGGCTATTAGAAAAAGAATTAATAAAAGAATAAATTTTGCACAATAAATATAGGCCCTGGTCAATAGACTGGGGCTTTATTTATAAGTAAATTTAAAAATTACTCTGGTTTTGATTTATGAGGAGTATCACAAGTACATGCTTCACAGCAGTTAACTGATGCCTCATTTATGTTTTCGGTCATAGTGTTATTGTATCACATAAGTGGTATAATATTAACATAAAATAAAGGAGGAAATAATATATGTTTTACGATGATCCTAGATGTAAAAAAATAGCAAATAGAATTTATATATTTAAAAATATTATTCCTAAAGAAATAATTGAATCGATTAATAAAGATCTTGCAACCTTTGAAAGAGGTGGGGCAGATAATGACTGGAGTGTTAGGGACTGGTATAAGGACAAAATGACTCCAGGTTTTTCTAGCACATTCCCTTTATGGAAATTTATGTCAGAATTAATACATCCAGAAATTGTTATTCATCCAGTAAGAAGTTTAATGGTTTCTCAACCACATGATGAAGGTATGTTTGTTCATGCTGACAGTCCTGGAAAAGGAAGATGTGAATTATTACTTGAAATAGATCAATGGTCTACATGTTGTGAACTTGAATATGGAATGATTGCCTATTTGGGTGACTTTACTGGCGGTGCTTTATATTATCCAAATATTAATCCAGATGGTACTGAAAAAACTGGCGATATGAGAATTGATGAGAAAAAACTTGCTCAGCCTTGTCTTGAAGTTCAGCCAGAACCAGGAGATATTATATTACATGGAGCATGTATCCCTTATGATCATGGAACTAGAAAAACAAAAAGTGGTACAAGATTTGCATTTTCATGCTTTGCTTTATTAGCAGAGGATAACCCAGGAACATTTTATAATTATAAAACTCCTGAATGGGAAGAACAAATTGGAAAATATGAAAATCCTAGCGAACAACAATTAAATGATTGGAATTCTCCGCTAAGAATTAATCCACAATTTGCAGATATAATAGAAGAAAAAACAAAAATTATGATGGAAAAAAATGGTTGGTAATATTTACTAATTCTATTGACTTATAAAATTAAGAATTATATACTTATTTTGTAGGTCGAGCTTTGGCTCCTTACATTGCATCATTAGATGCCAGAACCCAATTGGATCCGCCTCCGATTGGGTTTTCTGTTATTTTAGTTATTGTTTATATGGGTGTATAATGGAATTGTTGCAAATTGGCAACTAAGGGGATTTTATGCTAAGAACTAGAAATTTAACTTTAACTGGGACTCCAGCATTATTGACGTTAACAGATCCTGTAGATTCACATAATACAATATCTATTCAAAATACAGATCCAACAAATGTGCTTTATATTGGCGATGAAAATGTAAGTACATTATCTTATGGAATTAAACTTGCACCTGGACAAATTTTTAGTGCCGATCTCTATCCCTATGACAAACTTTATGCTATTGGATCTGGAACAACTTCTATTTTAATATTGGAAAGATAATATGCCATTTATCATAACCTCAGAACGTGGACCATCTGGTCAATCATTTACATTAAAAGGAAATTATCCAAATCTTGCTGCATTTAATGCAGGAGCAGGTGCATCTGCAGGTACTCCAGGAGATTGTTGGTTATTACAATCAGACGGATCTTTAATGGTTTATTCAACATTAGAAGGTTGGGTAGATGCAGGAGATATTGTTGGACCACAAGGTATTCAAGGTATTAAAGGCGATAAAGGTGATACAGGTGATACTGGTTTAACTGGACCAAAAGGTGATACTGGTGCAACTGGTGCAAAGGGCGATGCTGGTATTCAAGGCATACAAGGTATTAAAGGCGATAAAGGTGATACAGGTTTACAGGGCATACAAGGCATACAAGGTATTCAAGGTATTCAAGGAGCAACTGGTGCACAAGGTGACATTGGTCCAAAGGGTGACAAAGGTGATACTGGTGCCGATGGTAATCCTTTAGACTTTTTAAATGTAGCAAGCAACATTGTTCCAACAACAACAAATACATATACTCTAGGAACTTTAACAAAAAAATGGGCGGATATTTATATTGGACCAAATACAATAAATATTGTTGATCAATCTTTATTAACAAATGCTAGTATATCTGTAAACAATGGAATACTTTTAATTAATGGCGCTAATCAATTACAAGTGGGTCAACTTAAATTTGTTAATAATACAATTGAATCTACTTTAGGATCTACTGATATTCAAATTGGACTTACCTCCTCTTCTGCAAATTTAGTATTAAATAGAAATACGGTATTGGCTTCTGGGAAAACGCTGACATTTGGAGATAATACAACTCAATCAACTGCTGCTATTCCACAAGTAAACTCTGATTGGAATGCAGTATCTGGTAAAGCTCAAATTCTTAATAAACCAGATTTATCTTCAATTACACCAACGGTAACAACATATGTATCAACACTTTCATCAACAAATCTTGCATACTCAGGAACACCAACATCTGCAAGATATCTTGCAACTGGAAAAATGGTTCTTGTGCATATAGATGTTAACCTAGCAACAGTAACTAATTTTGGTCAAAATGGAGTTCAATACTTTTTAACTCTTCCATTTACTGCTGCTTATAATTCATTACTTTTTGGACAGTGTACAATTGGTGGAACAATATATGATATTGGTGGAAAAGTAACAGCTGGGTCAAATTCTATTGGATTAATTTATAGTGTCTCTAACGGAGCTAATACCCCTAATACATATGAATCATTTACCAAACAAAAACCAGCTAATATGACTACATCAACAACATTTAATATTAGCGGAACATTTATTTCACAATAATTATAATAAATTTAAGGTATAATTAAACTATGAGCCCAAAACACTTTTCTAATCAAATGTTTAGTCCATACTTTCAGTCAGATCATTATAAAAATGAAAGTGCTGAAATGAGAATGCAAAACAAAATTGAAAAATTTCTTAAAAAATTACTGTTTTGGAAAAAATCACCTAAAGACTAAAAATTTTCTTTTAGGATATGGTTTAATTCCCTCAGATTCTATATCTGGCATATCTAAATAGGCTTTAAAATAAACTTCTTTTATATTACATAATTCTTCTAATTTATCAAAATGAGAATGATTATGAGCATCTCTGGAATATTCTATAACGGCTATCTTAGATCTTTTAAATAACTCTATAAAGGCATCCCATTGTTGTTGTCCGCCCTCTATTGCTAGTCCGAGACAAGACAATGAAAAATTAATTGGATTAACTTGTTCTAAAAATGTTTTAACATCCTTATTGTATCCACCCGCAAAAGTACAAAGTGGATCTATAGATATTAACTCACCCTTAACCTTAAGTGGAACTTTATATGTTCCTATATCTACTACTAAAGATTCATCTGCTAAAAAGTATTCAGCCATTCTTTGACGGATGGTATAAGGCTCTTTATTTAAATACTCCCATAGTGGTTCATCACCTTTAATGTATTGTTCTTCCATGATCTAATTCTACTAAATAAGTGCAATTGCGTAAAATTGCAGTGCGTCGAAAGAGAGATATCCATACCCAACCCACCATCTATGCCTAGAAAACTCCCAAAAGGGCCTTAGAAGGCCAATACGGGCTATTCTAGAAAAAGTGGGCTACTTGAAAGTTACACATATAAATACTATACTAGGTATATGACAAATAAAAAAAATAAATTAATATTAATATTAGTCGGATTATTATTGGCACAATTTATAGTTATTATATTTATAAATGATGATTTACAGTATCAAAGAAAAAATTCTCTGCAATCTGCTCAGTATTGTATTAAATATACTAGCGATATTATTATGAATGGATCTGTAGAGTTAGTTAATGAAAGATCAAATCATAAGGCTGATGTAGATCAAGCAAATAAAAATATTGCTTTTCTTGTAGATGAGTATAATAAATTAACTACAAAGTATAATAAAATAAATAAAGATGTAAAGTCTAAAACTGAAGAGTTGCTTTACTATTCATTTTCTATAGCTAAATCCTAGTCAACTAGAATATATATAGACTATATAGACCACCATACAACTGGAGGATTAGGACCTACAACTATCTTATGTGCTTCATGGGATCTATTAAGATGTTCCCAATCTATTTGATTATTCTCTGGTATGGGTCTGAGATCAAAGTCCCAAATTTTTATTTCCCCGTTTTTTTCAATTTTCTCTGATGAGTTCTGATCCTGTGACAATTCGAACATACTATTTCGCATTTAGCTATTTCCTCATCAATTTTCTTTTTAGATAATGTAGGAATTAATTCCATTACATTTTTATGTTTTTTACCTCTGACATGATCGAAATCCATTACATAATAGGGATAGTTTATCTTACAATCCATACAAAGAGTCTTGGATTTTAATTCCTGAATATATTTAGACAAGTATGCCTTTTGTTTAGATATACTAGTCTTTTCAGACTTCATGTCTTTATTATATATTATATATTTTTTTAAGTTATATCTGGGTATTTAGATTTTTAGGAAAGCCCCCCTACCCCCCAAATTTAAAAAATCTTTTTGGAAAGATAGAGAGGAATTTACATCTGGTACATTTGAGTCCCTAGTGTAAGCCCCCACAAACCGTGATTAGTATAACATTAAATAAAATTTTCTGTCAACTAGTAGCCCCAACGGGAATCGAACCCGTCTTACCAGATTGAAAATCTGGCGTCCTAACCGATAGACGATGGAGCCAATTCTTTAATTATGGTTTAAATGAACTACCATGAAGCACTCCATCAAAAATAAATGCAGCATCTTCTCTATATATAGATTCTAATCCAAAAGTAATATTTGGCATTGTTCTTTCTATTCTTTCTTTAATTTGAGCATCATTTAAATAATCATAATCGCTATTTAATACCTTTAAATATTTATCTAATACAGATTTTAAAAAATCTGAATTTTTTGGTGCAATAAAATTTGCATTATTGCAACCCATTCCTAAATGATTTTCATCTCTTGTACAAATAATAGTATATGGTTTTTTTAAAGAATTTGCATTAAATATTGCCTTGTCTAAACATTGATCTAACGCTGGAACGGAGTCCATGTCTGCATAAGATCCACCAAATTGCCAAACCACGGCTACACGCCAAAGATTAGATTGCCAAGATTTTTTTAAATTATTATAACGATCTAAAGATAAATTATTTTTTAAAAATCCATTTTCAATTAAAAAATTTTTTCTTTGCTCACCATTAAAATATCTATGATCCCAACCTAAATTTTTGTTTTTCCAAAAATTAATGTTATTAATAAATCTTTGTGGCAAATCTTCAAAATTTTCATCATTTGTTTGCCATATTACTTTATTTATTGGAATATTCAAGATGCTATAACAATGGAAAAAATTACTAAAGCCATAATAAATACACCAATTGTAAATAATCCTTTAGGTGTCATTTTATTGGGTTCCATATCTACCTCCTTGTAATATGCTGGTCCACCAGGGCTCGAACCTGGGACATCAGAGTTAACAGCTCTGCGCTCTGCCAACTGAGCTATGGACCAATCTATATTAGTATACTATATTTGCTACAATGTGTATATGAATATTGAAAAATTAGATGAAAATTGTTATTACTATACAGATTTAATTAATGAAGAAGACGCACAATATATTTTATCAATATTAAATAAACCTGAAAATTGGGTAAAAATATATGATACTGGTAAAATATATAACCCAGACCGAGATCCAGAAATAAAAGCAAATCAAAGTGGAATGGTAGCTTATAGAAAAGAATTTAGTAAACAAACTCATCCTAAAGTAAATGAAATTATAAGCAAAGCATTTGTTGAAGCATCAATTCACTACTCTAATGATAAGCATATAGATGCTCAAAAGCCATTTGATGAATTTAGTCATATTGACAGGCATTGCCCAGGAACTGTTTACATAACACATATAGACACTGTTCCTATTAATTTAAAAAGCTATTCGGTATTAATGTATTTAAATGATGACTACGAGGGCGGAGAATTATCTTTTAGTTTACCAAGTGCTGATAAAAGAATAGAAGTAATAAATGGTAATCTTACAGAAGGTCCAAATGGCCTGTACCCACCAGACCATGAAAAAAATAAAGATCTTATTACATTTTGGTTAAAACCAAAACCTTTTAGTGTAATTATATTTCCACCATTAAAACCGCATATATATCCACACACAGCTCATGAAATAAGAAGTGGAGAAAAATATATGATTAAAGGACACTGGCAGGTAGAAGAAGGCAAATCTGATCAATTTGTAAATAATCCATATGTAAATGATGATGGATCAATGCTTACGGAAGAACAAGTAAAAAGAGTTAATCCAGGAGCAAAAATAAATGGCGTAGTCCCAGATCAATACAAAAAGTTTTATATATAAAAATAAAAGTGCATCGGCGGAATTAAGAGACTATCTTATACTTAATATCCCATATATCTCATCCATAAACATATTATAGATGCCTACTCTATATTTAGGATGTAATCCATCTACTACATCATCTGGATGAAATCCTTTTATTGTATCTAGTATAGTAAATTTATCTAATCCAGCTGCTTCATATATTTGTTGTTGAGTAATAGTAAAACCTAGACCAAATTCTAACGAATACTTCTGGAGAGCTTTGCAAAACTCTTTATTTTGTTTTTCTCTGGTCTCATAATCAAATCCTTCATGTCCCTCCCCTTTTCTAATCATATCTTCTACAAATTGAGGATGTGGTTCTATTATTTTAATTTTAGAATTTGGAAATGCCTTTATTAAAGAGTTTATATAGTTAATAACTACTTTTTCAGAATTTTTGTATTTAGGTAAATTATATTTTATATCTATATACCCAGCCCAAGCTAATATTAATCCATCATCTTTTATATCATTAAAATGTAATACACTTGGCCAATCTTCTAAGTCTCCATATTCTATATTAGAAGCCTTTGTATTATTTCTTTTTAATTCTTCTATATCAAAAGCTATATCCCAAGCATTTAATCCAGCCTTGCCCCAAATTTTTAAATCAATATCTTTACTATTAAAATCATGATGTTGATAAATTCTAGTTGTATGACAATCACCAATTAAATATACATTGTGCATACATATATCCTAAAATGGTTGAGCAATCAAGTGCAACGTCGGCGAAATAAGAGACCCATGTCTTTGAATATGCATAGAAAAATACTCCCATCCTAAATGATAATCATCTCTACCATTACATTCTCTATCACTATTATAACAACATCCATGTTGACAATATAGATTATTTTTATCTACTGGGAGAGATTTAAACTTTTCTATAGCATCTTCTATTAGTCTTTTAAATACTGGTTGACTAGCATCTGATCCTATAACGCTATTGACAAAAGGATCTGTTTGATTTTCCATAAATGAATGTAATATTATTGAATTTTCTTTATATGATTCTTCTATTATCTGGTCTATAGGCGAAATGCATTTAAAATCCATATCTGAGTATACCCCGCCAAATTTATATAGAATTAGATATCTCCATAGATCTGCTTGAGTAAGTTTATTACACTCTTTATAGTATTTTAAAAGTTCTTCCCCGCCATAATCTCTAATATGATCTAATCTTTCTCTGGCACTTATATATTTATAATCCCATGTAGGATTTATGCCTTTCCAACTATTCATGCTTTCTTTAAAAGTATCTGGAAGATTCGCCAACTCCCATTCATGGGTTTGCCATATTATTTTAGGAATCATATTTAAATTATACATTAATATCTTAGTTAACTAAAATATATCTCATATATACACATATAATCCTAGTCGACTAGTATTTCAGATTTCACAAAATGTTAATATATTTTTATTTTGTATGATACACCATTTTGAAATGTCCGATTTATCCCTTTAGAGCGACCATATGTGAGGAGTATCACACGATTTTCCAAAAAAAGTTTTCAAAATGTCCGACATGTCCGATTTGTGACTTGCAAAATGTCAGTCCCCTCTTATATGATTATAGTATAAATTAAATAAAGAATTAGAGCGTGAGCCTAGCAAATAATCCGAAAGGTGAGCCTAGCAAATAACCGCTCAATATATATCAACGAAAGGATATAAATATGATAACTATGATAAAAGAAATAAATGAGGCGTATGAAACGCTATCTCCTACGCTTAAGTATTATCACGATACTTATTGCTGGACATATGAGCAAGCATATGTCTACTATAAGGATCATTGGGCTTATCAAGACCGCTCTGATAAAGAGATAGTCATGATGGCTATTGACCATGTATTGACTACTATCCAATCACTAAAGGATGGCACCTATGGTGCCTACTAATGTGAGCAACATCACATCGGCAAGGCTTGCGCTTTGTCGGTGGGGTATGATAAGGTTTCACCATAACAAAAACGAAAGAAGGTAAGAAAATGAACGACACACTAATCACCTTAAATTGTAAGGTGTGCGATGTAGAGATGTCCTCTATATTCTACGATGAGAGCGATGTAGTTATCTGCTCAGATTGCTGGGGTTTCTAATATGATGACTAAATGGGACACTATCCAAGCGGATATCGCAGACGCATACCGCCATTGGGACGAGAGAGAGGCTATCGCCAAGCAAGAGGGCGATGAAGATATCGTTAGCGATTTTGATACCGATATAATTAGCCTTGATGAATTAGCAGAGCAAGAATTAACCTTAGACTGGACGGAGTAATAAATGACTATTGAATTAAACTCATATGGTTTCTGCGTAGATAGCGATTGGTTCTATGTCGCACTAGATTGGAAACTAATTATCGTATCTGTTGTAGTAATTGCTGGAATTAAAATATGGAGAGGTCGTAAGTAATGACACTAAATAGACTAATCACCACCGCCATCCAATTAGCGTTGCTAGGTGTAGTATCTGCCCTAGTCTACGCTATCTACTACGATGTAAAGAGCGGTGGGTTAAATGACTAATCCTGCTGGTTTCTATACCTGCCCTAAATGTGGCAGGTTAAACGCTGGCGCATATACCAAATGCGTATGTGAGGAAACTCACAAGAAATAGACGGCGTGTCGCCTTGACAATGGCGACATTGGCCCGCAGCTTTTTGTGGGCGTTATCCACAGGGTTTATGCACAGATGTGGAAAACCCCTGAAAATCTGTGGAAAACTTCGGGCGTGTCGTGGATAACTCGTGTGATTATGATCACACGAATACTGTCTCAAATACTGGTCAGTAATAGGCAAAATGTCAGTGGTAGGTGTTAGAATAAAACTATTAAACGAAAGGAAAACTAAATGAAAGAATTTAGCGAAATCTATAACGAACTTTTGTTCGAATATAATAATGGCGGAATAAAATCCGAAACTGTTGCGAAATTAAATTTAACCAAATCGCAACGAATTGGTTTATTAAAACTAATCATGGCGGAAACGCCAACCCACTGATTGTCAGTGGGTTATGTTAAAATTACACCATAAACGAAAGGAAAACTAACTATGGCTAATATCTACTCTCACACCGACTTGCTAGTCGGTAGGACTTATTCATCCGATACTATCAGCGGAAAAATTGTTTCTGCTGAAAAACATTCTGCTTTTTTTGGCAGATATATTGATGCTTATTTAATCGAAATTGATACGGGCATGATCCGTAATAAATATCGTGTAATCGGGATTGGAAAACCCGAAGATGTTTACCCTGACACCTACTAGGTGTCAGCGGTATCCGCTATAATTCTATTAACAAACTACGAAAGGAAAACTAAATGGGAAATATAAAAGAAATAATCGCAATTGAATGTGAAGAATGCGGTGGCGCAGGATTTGTATTTTGGGGCGATGAAAAAAATTATGATGTTGAAAGTTGTGATTGTGTTTTAGATGAGTGGGTGATCTAATGTATAAATTATTTACTTACTATGATGGGAAATTAGAATTTACCCATGAATTTTCTGATGCTCTTCAAGCGTTTGAGGCTTTTGCTAGATGTAAAGATCATGGCTTTGCCGTAGAAAACGCAAGATATAATTTAACTATGCCTAATGGTAAAATGTATACTAAAAATTTTAACTTGATTGGATTGGTGTCCGCAAAATGATGACCCGTAAAGACTATATCGCAACCGCTGAAATTTTAAAATATATCAGCGATAAAATTCATCCCGCTGTTTTTTCTAAAACTGTTCACGATTTTGCAGAAATGTTTGCAAAAGATAATGAGCGTTTTGATGTTGTTAAATTTCATGAAGCAAGCGGTTATCATGTGCCAAAATATTCTTCTAAATAAAGTAAAACGCATTCAGGAATTACGCCGCAGCAATGCGGCCCAACCTGTTCGCAATAAAAAAAAATACACAAGAAAATTAAAACATAAACGGCGTGTCGACTTGACAGATTAGAAAAAGCCCGCAAAAGCTGTGGGGGCGTTTTGTGATTTAAGACACATGATAAAAATGCCCTGAAAATTTCGGCGTGTCGATTTGGAAATGTCAGTGTGATGTGTTAGTATTCCATTACTTAACGAAAGGTGAACTAAAATGGAAAATCTAACAGTTGCTTGCTTAATGTACGAAATCTGTGGTGCTACTCAGACTTTCGAAACTATTGAGGAATATGAAATCTTTGGCGACGATTATGTCTGCCCTGAATGTTATGATATGTCAGAAATGGCTTACTTTGGCTGGCGTGATATTGATGCAGATCATATGAATACACGCATGGCTGACGCAGAAATGGGGGATTTATAATGAATAAATGTTCATCTTGCAATCAAGATACCACTCAGTTTATTACTGATGATGGCGAATATTACTATCCATTATGTGGAGAGTGTTATTAAATAACCAGCGTGTCCCCCTTGACAAAAGGGGGCTTTGCCCGCAAATACTGCGGGGTCGGGCGTGTCGTTAAGAATGTGATATAAAACACCCTGAAAATTTTTACGAGCTGACGGCGTGTCGCAACAAAATGTCAGTTAGATCTGCTACAATTCCACTACTTAAACGAAAGGAAATAAAATGAAAACAATGCTAGACACAACTAATTGGGTGGTTTATCCATTCGAAGTTAATGGAGTTAAGTTTAACTCTTTATTAGATCCAAAAGGTGAGTTTTATCCAAAAGTAGAAAACTTGCCTGCTGGTAGGTTTGCAACTTACAATCAAGGCGCAATTACTGAGTTTGTCGGTAACCCTGCCGATATGACTAGAGATGAAATCCAAGCAAAGTTAGATATTGCTAATGAGTTTGCTACGCAGGCTCTTATAGTACTGGCTTAGTAAATGTCGGTGGGCTGGTGTATAATCAGCCCATCACCAACGAAAGGAAAATATGTTAGCAACAGCCATAGCAATATCAGAAGCAACTAAGGAAGCAGTATTTAATGATGATATTACAGCCTTAGCAGGGGACTTAATGGAACGCAGAAATGAAATAGATGATAAAACTTTCGCAAAGTTAATTTATCTTTATTCTGCTAGTCTTGCTAGTAAAACAGCAGACCTAACTACTAAAGTATTACTATCCGAAACCGAGATGAAAGAGATGACGGATAGTATTAACGAAATAGAAAACTTATCCGAAACTATATTAGAGGAGAATGAATAAATGGGATTAAATACAGCAATAGACTTAGCAGAAAACTTAGACTTAGAAATGGCTATTGGTTATCACTTACAAGGTAATCACTATCCACCCGTTCCGCTATCAATGGTACAACCATGTATTGATGCCATAGATGCGTACTATGATGAGGACTATGATCGCCTGATAGATATGCCTCAAGGCGTGTCATATAGGGGCAGAGATAAGGCTCCTGCCTTAGCAATTATCGAGGCTCACCACCTAGAAGCGTGGCTACCTGAAACCGATTACTAATTGTCGGTGGCAGGTGCTATAATAACAACCCATAAACGAAAGGAAACAAAAATGGAAATCGGACAACTATACACAACCACTACAAGTGGTATTACTGGAATTATCAAAGCCGTTGATAATCACCCAAGCGGAGTGGCTCGTATCTTGCTAGATGTAAATGGCAAAGAACGCTGGACTTCAGTAGTTCTAAACTAAGTAATATGCGGACACCGCTTGTCGGTGGTGTCCGCTATAATAAACCCAACCTAACGAAAGGAAATACATGTCAAGACAAAAAGCAATTAGCGTTAAAATCGCTACACCTAAAGTTATCAAGGCTTTAGAAACTAAGTTAGCAGAAATTGAAACTAACTATAAGAAACAAGACGAGAACGAGGCAAAGTATCAAAAGACTTTGGCTAAGTGGAATAAAGATATTGTTAAGTTTGCTCTTGATAATATCTCAAAAGCGGAAAATGTCCGCACAAATTATCGTTCATGGAATAACCAACTCAATGTTGATTTTGACTTAAAAATTGACGAGAAGGATTTTCCTAAGCAACCTGAGCGTGATTTTGAAACCTTCCATGTTCATACTTACAAGGCTACAAAAGATGAAATTGAAAACGCTATCCGTATTCTGAAAATGACAGATGAGGAAGTAGTTTCAACTTCTACTTACAACGCTATCGCTCAATATCTATAATAAACAAATGGGGGCTAGACAAAATCTAGCCCCCTATGTTAAAATAGTTCTCCCTACTACAAAAGGAAACAAATGCGGTATCGTGTAGAAATCTATGATGCTAACAAAGCTCATGATTTAACTTTACATTTTAATGATATATTAAATCGTGAAGCGCTAAATAAAGTTGTTAGAAAAAATCTAAATAAGTTCCAGGGCAATGTCAAAGCATATGTATATGACAATGTTGAAAAGAAAAAGATTCTGGCAATGTTTTTTCCAACCGATTTTAAATCGTTAGTCATTTCTTAATTAAAAGCCCCCAGATACTGTGGGGGCATTTTCTGCTTTAAGTCAAGCTTTTAAAATCCCTGGCGTGTCGGATAGGATATTGCCAAATGTCAGTCATGTATGCTAGAATAACGCTACATTAAACGAAAGGAAAATAAATGGCTCATGAACTAGAATCACAAAATGGCAAAACTTCTTTTGCATCATTTCGTGAACCTGCGTGGCATGGTTTAGGTACCGTGTTCACAGAAGAAAAAACAACTAGCGAAATGCTAGAAACCGCTAACCTTAATGGTTGGAATGTTCGCTTAGAGGAATTAGAAATTCCATCTACATTAACAAGCGATAAAAACTATCAATATGTTGTGCGTACTAATCCTACGGACAAAACACAAACCGATGTTTTAGGAATTGTCGGTGAGCGTTATGTACCATTGCAAAATGAAGAATTATTCGCATTCGGCGATAATATTCTTGATGGCGGTGGACGTTGGGAGACTGCTGGCTCAATTCGTGGCGGTCGTGTTGTATTCGGCTCATTAGCATTAGAGCGTGAAACCGTTCTTGATCCTAGTGGCGTGGCAGATGTTGTTAAAACTTATCTGCTTATTAATACATCACATGATGGCTCAATTGCTATTCAAGCATCTATAACACCCGTTCGTGTTGTATGCGCTAACACGCTAAATCTTGCGATGGGCAATATCAAAAAGAAAGATGGCGTTAAGCAATCTTTCAAAATCCGTCATACACAATCTGCTGAAGGTCGTGTGCGTGTGGCTCGTGAGGCTTTAGGTCTTGCGAATTCATACATGGATAAATTCGATATCATGGCTAAGCAGATGATTCAAAAAGAAATCACCGCTCAACAATTTAACGATATTATTTTGGCTGCGTACCCTAAGCCTACAAAAGATACTAAGGGCGCAATTAAAAAATGGGAAACGAAAGTTGATCTCATTAATGATATCTACACTGGCGAATTTAATCACATGATCGCTGGTAATGCATGGGGAGCATTTAACGCTTTAACTGAGCGTTTAGATTGGCATCGCCGTGGAAATGCTGAAACTCTTTTAGCATCTGCAAGTGGTTTCAATCCTGTAATTAACGCAGAAAAAAATCGCTTGTTAAAAGTTGTACAAAATAATCTGCAACTAGTATAAATAAATGGGGCCCGAAAGGGCCCCACATCTAGGTCCCATAGATCAATTGGTTAGATCGTTACCCTGTCACGGTAAAGGCTACGGGTTCAAGTCCCGTTGGGATCGCAAGCTGCCCCCAATAGCTAAGGGCCTTTTTTCGCTTTTATGAGAACATCAATAAAATTCCTGGAAATCCTTGATAATGTCAGTCGACTCTGATACAATTGCGCTAATCAACGAAAGGAATAATATGCCTAACTGGGTGTATAACACATTAACAATCCAAGGACCAAAGTCTGAGATAGATTTTATCAAAGATAAACTTAACGAGCCATTTATGGTATGGCACGATAGTTGGAACATGGAAACTAATAAAATGGAAGTAACTGAATCTACTTACTCTAATCCTGTCTTTGCATTTTGGAATATACATTCTCCATTACAAGATGGTATTACAATGCAAGAATATGTTCAACAACCTGCACGACTTGGAATTTCTACAAATCAACCTGATTGGTTTGATAAAGAAATGGAGCATGCTAAAACTCAGAAAGATTGGTATAACTGGAATACAACTAACTGGGGAACAAAATGGGATGTTGCCGTAGCAGACAAAGATGAATATCCTGATACTGAATTACTTGAATATACATCAGAGGGTGAAGACAACTGGGTTATCTATAAATATAATACTGCTTGGTCACCTGCCGTTACTATATTAACTAAACTTAGCAATCTTGTTCCAAACTCTCTATTAACCCTTGAATTTGAAGAAGAGACTGGTTGGGGTGGTGAATACGAGATTGTTCGTGGTGAAGTTAATGAAAACTTAGAATATGAAAACAGATGTTATGCCTGCCAATCTTTTAACACAATAGATTATTGTGAAGACGGATGCGGAGAATTCTGCTCAGAATGTAATCAAGGCTCTTGGCAGGATGAAGATGCTATGGCGGAATGTCAGACCCATAATGTATACTTAACCACTACTACAACGAAAGGAAACTAATGTCAATAGAAACATACAATCCTAATCTACTTGTGACTTACAAGAAGATTGCAGGAACCTACGCAGCACCTGAAGCACCTGAATATATTACCGATAAGGTAGTTGATTTAGAATGGGCCTTAGATCAAGGTCGTCGTGCTAATGATAACTATCATAGCCTTAAATCAAAGGTTAATGAGTTAGAAGAACTTCTAGTTGAATTATATAATCCTAATTATACAAAGGAAGAAGCGCTTCAACAAATAGCAGAACTGTTTGGATTTGAATTATCAAAGACAGTTACAGTAACTGGAACTATTAATTTTGAAGTAACTGTTCAGGTTCCACTTGATGAGGTTGATAACTTTGACGCTCATTACAAACTTGGAGATGAACTTACTTTAACATCATATGGAAGCGATGTTGAAGTAAATGATTGGTCAATTGAAGACACAGATGTGGATTGGAACTAATGTTTTATAAATTAAAAGCAAATAGTAATGTTGCTTTCCATAGAGCCTCATGGGATGCGGAGGTCATGGGGCTTGATCCTGATTCTCATGACCGTAAGTCCTTGACATTCGAGATCGGAACAGGTAATATTGAGAAGGTGAGCAAGTTAATTCAAACTCACAATCTTACAGTATTAAATGAAAAAGATTATGCTGAGAATGAATTAGCATATGTTAGGGGAGAAAATGTCTGAGTATAAAGATGGTTTTGATGACGGGTATAAATTTGCTCGTGAGGAGATCATTGAGAAGTTAAGAGAGATAGACTTAGCGGATATCGACTCTTGGCTCCTTGACCGCCTATCAGATATGATAGAGGAAAACAAGATATGAGCGAATGGATCAAATGTGATTCATGCTCAGCTCAGGCTAAATGGTTAGCCCGTAGCACATCAGGTGAGCTGGCATTTTGCGGACATCACCGAAATAGTAATTCAGAGGCTCTAGACAAATGGGCCTATGAAATGATAGAATTAAACAAAACGGAAGAAACACCTCAACTAGAAAAGGCGGAAATATAATGGGAGATAGAGCAAACTACGTATTCGTTGATGGAGCAGGAGATACAATCTGCTTATACGGACACTGGGCTGGATATAACATGTTAGGTAAATTGGCGGATGCTGTTATTGCAGCACGTCCTCGATGGAATGACGAATCATATGCAACACGTATTGCTATTAGTCATTTGATCGGCGACCAATGGAACATGGAAACAGGCTGGGGTCTGCAGGTAAATTCAATTGGTGACAATGAGCACAAGATCGCTGTTATTAATTGGAAGGACCAAACGTTCTCATTGCATGAGCAAGATGATCATCGCAACTTAGAGAATAAAGTTTTAGGTATGAAGAATGAAGCAATCTTTACCATGGATCTCACATCATTCTGTGAGAAGTATGCATTGGAGAGACTGCTCGTCTAATATGCTATAATTTGATTAGGCCCAGGGTGCCTATTCATATGAGTGGTGCAACTTATCTAGTTGCTAAGTAAAGCAGGCTTTTCCTTTCGTTGAGGTCCTAGCAGCCACTCTCTTAATCCCCCAGTAGTCTCGGCTGGGGGGTTTCTTATTTCCCGCAGCTGGTGAGGGTATCATATCTGTTTTACGGATGTCAAGTAAATTTCCTGGAAATCTCAATCTTTGGACAATGTGGTGTGAAACACACCAATATTCTATTTACAAATGTCAGTGGTCTGATATATAATTAAGCCATAACGAAAGGGGAAAAATGTTTACAGATGATATGAATGAAATGCTAATAGATTCTATCCAGCATGATATAAAAGAGCAATTGTTTGAAGACTGGAATAATTCTAATTTAGATGAAGGCGAAGAATATGCTGAATTTAAATTTATGGAATTTGCTCCTGATAATGTAAGACAATCTTATAATGAATATTATGGATATAAAGAAGGGGATGAGTACTTCTTATGCTAGGTTATACTGAAAATGATTTAAATAGAATGATTAATGCTATACATGACGCAAAACTTTTTTATCTTAGGACCCCGTCCAATTTAATGGATAAGACAGAACTTAGAAGCGATTTAGAAATGGCAAACAGTTTCTTGCAAGGACTATGGGCTGAGGGGTATTTCGATCATGCATAGTCATAAATGGGAATGCACCGACACACCAGGATACTTTAATTGTGATTGCGGAGTATATGCAATTCATAATAGAGAAACTGGACAGAAAGATATCCATGACTAATTTAATCGAATATATGAAACTTCATTTAATAAGTCTTGAACAAGATAAAGAACTAATTGAAAAGACATCTTTAAAAGATGATTCAATTGATTGGCATTATATACAAGGACAGATATTTGCCATAGAACATTTATTGGAGGTAGCAAATGATAATGTCTGATGAATTAAGCCCACATCTTCAAAAGCTGATTGACCTGGGAGAAACAGGTACTAACATCATGCATGGTGAATTAAAAAATTGGATGTATGAATGTGAAACAAAACTATCGGAAATAGGTGATTCTGATAATATTGCAGATAAATTTTATTTTGAAGGACGTATGGACGCATTGACAGATTTGTATGTTATGACGTATAATTTAGCATTCGCTATCAACGAAAGGGCAAAACAGCGTGGATAATGCACAATATGACCGTGGTGTCAAGATTAGAATGCAATTGGACCAAATTGTCGATACTTTAAATGGCATGGATGTTCCAATGTCATTAGTATGGCTATGGGTATGGGATGTAATTAAAGATAAGTTTAATAATTATTCTCAAGATGATTTTGGCAATGACTTTGTAATAACTGCTAATACTACTCTAGATGTTATCTGGGATAAACTCTGGGCCAACCCGCCAAGTGATTTTACCCTTGAATATGGTGCGGAGGCTGTTGATGAGGCAATTCTTGATTGGATGATTGATAATGATTTCCTTGCCGCCCTCGAAGACGACGGATGGCTGGATGAAGATTCTGACGAGGAGTCAGATAATACAACTGAATATGGAACGCAAGAACCAGGTTTCAAGGCGGAACCTGTTATATTAGAAGAGGAATAAAAATGGCTACAAAACGTGAATATCTAGTAAGCAAGGGCATTACTGTCGGCAAGCGTGGTCGCTTCTCAGGAGCAGCCAAGCAAGCTCTATCAGAGGCCGAGAAGAACGGCATCAAGTTTACTGCAGAGGTTAAGACCAAGTAAACTATCTAACATTGGGAGGGGTTGATAGTCGCATATCACTATTGACCTTTCCCAACTTTTTTGATATAATCCAAAGACTAGAAAGAGGCGGACATGGCAAAGAAAACAGATGAAGAAAAAATCGTAGACCAACTACAAGTAGTATTAGATAATCATTGGTTTAATCCAATGATTTGCGCTAGTATTATTGTTAATAACCTACCGCTATATACTCAAGATAGACTTATGGAACTGATAAAGGAAGTTATTAAACAACAGGCGGGTAATTTCCAAACGGCATGGGCGGAAGGATATACATCAGAAGCCCTAATGTTATCCAGTCATCTAGCCGAAGTAATAGAACAACATGAACCTATAATATAATATAATCAAACATGGGACATGTATGTCCGATTTGTACTATATGTACATCTTGGATATATATGTCCCTTTTTTGTATATTAGCTAAGGGCACAATTTCTCCTTTACGAAGAATACTTAAAAATCCCTGAGAATCATATAAGAATGTATAATAATATAATAAAACATATATAGAATCTATTAAAATATATATAAAATATAGCAAAATGTATAGCAAATTTAACATACATTTATGCCAAATTGTTATATAAAATCTATTGACATGTGGGCAAAAATATGCTTTTACGAGACATGTTGACAAATCCCTGAACATTTGATAGACATGGGGACATGTGGAGCATTATGGGGAGTTATGGAGGATGCTCAAATACATGTATAATTATATAATCATAAATCTATAGTATTTACTAATGAATTAATAGTATTTACTTTCATAGATATCTAATAGAAATGGCTCTAAATGGGCTTTAAAGGGGGTTTTAAGAGCTCTGGAAGGGAAGGGGGAAGTTAGGATATGTAGCATATTTTAGCCATACTGAAAGAATTTCTAATGGCTTATATCAGCTATTATAGGTCATCTTTCAGCATATTATTATATAGTTGCTCTTTAAGTTCTTTATAATCTCTGGCTATATCTATTTGCTCTTGGGTCTTCAGACATAATAAGCATAATCCGTATATTAGAGTATCTTTGATATATAGGTATAGTTTCTTATCTAGTTTACATATATCGCATTTCATCGCTTTCCCCGTCCTATTTGCAGCCATTGCAGTAATTTACTGCTCTAATGTTCTCTTGGGTTAAATACAGGATATTGGAGCATCTATCGCATTTAGTCTCTATGAGATTTGAATTGCCTAGAATTTTTTCCAGCTTTCCTGTGTAATATAACCTAGTTATTAACCATGTAATAGCCATCAAAAATATATAACTCATAACTCTACCAGCCTTCCTTTAGATAATTCATCTTCCCCGCCATCTTTAAATATATACTCCCATACTTTCAAAAACATCTCATCACCAATATCATTGAAATAGTATCTATTTTGCTTTTTATTATAGGACCATGCCCTATATAGCCCATCATCATCTTGCCATGTTAAATTGGTAATTGGTTGTTTCTCCGCCTCTGCTAATTGTTTAAATAATTCTTCATGCTCATTCATTATCTGGCCAATAGCCTTCTTAAGGCGAAATTGCCTAAATATGTTCATTTGTTCTCTTTTCCGCTTCACTTTTCGCTTGCACTAATTGGGATGTATATAGTATATATTATATATATATTCTAGTCAACTATAATTTGTTTAGCTTTTGCAACTATTTTTCTGATCTCATATAGGCATATTAGGCATTCTCCTATATATAGGTAATTACCAGATTCCAGGGTATTGATTGCTGTAGTTTTACCTCTTACAACCATTTCACAATATTTGCAATATCCATCAAATTCATTCATGATTATCTTGTGGATCATTTCTAGTATATTTATTTCCAAATTCATCTATTTCTGTTACTTTTAAATAATTTAAATCTGAAGTAGTAATAATTTTCATATTATCTTTTTTAATTTTTATAATTTCTCCTTTTCTTCCCCTAGAAACACAATTGGAACAAACAGTTACAGTTATAAAGTTATAATCTTCGCCAAATTCACCTTCTTTTAACCAAGGTGGGCTAATTATAATCCATTGTGTGGCAGCATTACTACAAAAATGACATTCTATTTTATCCAACTCATTTAAAGTAATTGACCAATTTATTTCATCGTCCTCATATTTAATCTTATCATTAATAAAATAAGAAGACATTTTCTTATCATATTTTTGCAAAGGATGCTTATGAAATTGATCATGGGTCAGTGAATATGTATAATCAAATAAACCTAATCCATCATCAGGTATAGCAGGAGATGTTAGGTGGTCTAGTATTAAATCAATATCATCTAATTTTTCATCTAAATATAAATCAAATCGCACTAGTGATGGAGTTATATTTTCCCATATTTTTATTGTAAAATATCCATTGGTTAAAAATTGAGTTGCAATTAAACCTGTTTTATCATTATCTTGAATTTTTTCAATTTTAGCAACACTAATAGGTGAACCTAAATAATTTATATGTTTTTTTACTCTATTTGGATCAAAATCGCAAATATGGCTTATTTTATATTCATATGAACATAAACCATTGATTATACTATGTAAAGTTTTAGCTTCTGTTATCGGGTTTATTGTATAACCATGTAAAACAAATCTACTAGAATTCATCTTAGTTTTCCTCTAAATGGAGTTATTGGATGCCAATCGTCATCGTCTGACCATTTGGCTATGCTAAATCCAGGATTAGTATATTCTTCTGGATAATCCTGTTTAATTAGATTGCCTCTCTATATTTGCAATATGGGCATTTATCTTTTTTTTTCTCTATCTTTTTAAAGGTAGTCGTATATCTAACACCACAGGTATAACAGAGTTTATTTACCGAACCATTGAATTTATATTCCCAATATATTGGGCTTCTAAACTTTAATCCCATTATGACCAATCCTTACCATATTTAGCTTTTACTATATCCATGTTTCCTGGTGTTGCCGCCTCTTTAACTCTGATCCACATTCCGTATTGAGTCATTGTATCCGATCCTATATATTCCTGACCAGTTTCCATATCAATTAGTTTCCATTTGCCTGGGGCTTTGGTATGAATAGTTAAATCTATTGGGTCAAAGTAAGAATTAACTATTTTGCCATCAAGGAGTTTTCTCATTCCTCTTCCCAAGACTTACCAGTTAAATCTAATGTTTGATAGTCTTTTAAAACATTTTTATATATTAAATTAAATATTCCAATAGTTATTGCTATTGCTAAACCTATAAATAATACAATCTTCATTATCTCACCACTTTCATATAACCACATTTATCACATACAAGATAATTCATCATTGTAAATGGACATGAGGTTGCTCTAAAAATGGGGTGCCCCCATATTTTACATATGATTTTATTTAACATCTAGTAATTGTATAATATTATACCAGATTAGTCAATCAATTTAACCAGCTTACAATGGAATATCTTGTTCCCTCTGTAACTGGCAATACTTCGTGGTTATACACATAAAATGATGGAAATATTAATAATTCATTTTTTAAAGGTTTATATTTTAAATTGAATCTAGGAAAGTATATTTCCCCGCCTTTATAGTCTTCATTTAAATACCACACAGTAGAAATCGTTCTAGGATTAATTTCATTATTATCAATATGCTCAGCACATTTATCTCCTTTTTCATATTTTAATATAGAATATCCATCATGAAATTTTGTTTGAATTTCATATTCATTCTTGTAGTCTTCTTCAGCTTCTTTAGAAAAATTTATAATTTTTTGTCTCAAATTTTCTTGAATACTATTATTGCTTTCTTGTTCATGAGGAATATATATATATTTGCTTGTTCTTTTATCATCATAAACCTCTTCATTATTTATAACTGATAGGGACTGCTGCCATAAAAGATTACTATTTATAATAAAATCAATAAAATTTAAATTATCGTTAATATCTGAATATACGACTACGCCTGGAATTAACTCTTTTTTGTTCACATTATATTATAGCATAAATGATATAATATAATAATGAATATTAAAATATTTAATAATTTTATCGATGATCGGTCCGCAGATTTAATAATTAATTATATAGATAATAATTTAAATAAATTTGTTTCTTATCAAGATGATAAATATAGAATATTGTTATTTGGTAAGGATAAATACCATAAAGAGTCTATAGAGTATTTAGAGGGAATTGATGAAATAAAAGATTTAATTATTGAATATTTTAATAAAGTAATCAATAAAGTAAAAAATGAATTTAATTATAATGATGAATTATATATTAATTCTTTTTGGCTGGCCAAACAATCAGATGGTTCTCATTTGGATATGCATAATGATAGCGATAATGGCAATAATACTCAATTTAAATATAGTTGTGCTATTTATTTAAATGATACAATAAAAGATGGCGAACTATATTTCCCATATTTTAATTATAAATATAAATCTATAAAGGGAGACTTGGTCTGCTGGCCTTCTACTGAACCAGAGTATGATCATTGTATTAAAAAAATATCTAGTACAAGATATGCAGTTTTATTTTGGTTAACTAATGATAAAGACTATGCTTTAAATTATTAACCTTTACCCCAAGGTTCTAACTTACCAAACATTCCTTCTAGCTTTCTTTCATTTTTATTAAATCCACCACTTACTGCATGTGCTAATTTAAATAAATCAGGAACTAATAAGTCTCCTTGTTGCCATATATGTTGCATTTTTATATCTTCATTAAAATTAATTTCATTAGAAATATATTTAGATAAATAATTAAATTTATTTTTTTCTATTTCTGATGGCTCTTTTGAATCAAATTCAATTAATTCTACTATTTCATCATCAAAATATGTTCTTAATACTTTTTCATTTGTTATCCAATGGTTTGAAACTACATCGTATATAAAAAATGAATCTTCTATGTTAACCATTGCTTTACATTTATCTAAAAATAATTGATCTTCTTTTAATAAAGAATAATAAAACTTTGACATATCTATAAAATAAGTTTTTCCAGTGTCTGGGTTACAGTTAAATAAAGTCATATTCCATAATCCACTTACTAATGGCTTGCCAGTAGTAGCAACATGTTCTTGATGCCAAGCTAACATAATACTATCTTTTTTATTAGTATTATTATTATTCATATGTTTATGATGATCTTCTATATAATCAGATGATTCTGGATTATTTGAATTAGGATACCATCCTAAATTATCTCCAAATAAATGCATTATTTTGGTTTGCATATTAAAATCAATATTTGCATTTCGAAATGCTATTATTTTATTATTAATAAATATTTCTTTGTATTTTTTAAAATTATTTTTTATTTCATCATATCCAGGAAAATCAATAGTAGTTATTGTATTCATAATTATTAAATTAATCCCGTACTTTCGGCTTTATCTATTTGATCGTCTATGGTATTTAAAATGTCAATATCTAGCTCCGAAGAACTAGATATTGATTTTGTGCACATAAACTATACTTTCTTTGGTCTACCTGTTTTTTTGGCACCTAGATTTGTTTCTCTACGAATACCATGTTTATTACGATCAATTCTTGTCATTGATCTTTGATCATTAATTCCTGATCTAAGTTTTCCTTGTGATGGATTTTTTCGTCCAACTTGAGAAGAACTAACTGCTCCTGCTGCTCCAGTTTCGGCTGGTGCTTGCATTCCAGTACCGTCATCTTTTTTAAATGATGACATTACTTGTTATTAATTTCTACTTCAGGTGCTGCAGTTAAAGGCATTTCCATTTGAGTTCCAAGGGTATCTTGTGAATCAGTTGAAAACATATTTCCCGATCTGATAACCTGAGCTTCTCCAGTTACATTTGTATCTGACATTATTTTCCTGCTCCAAATTCTCTCATTGATTCAATAGAATTAACCATTGTATTAGTTGTTCCAGATTGTCCTTGAGCCGACATATCTTTATCTGAAAATGATTTTAATGGTACGCCCATAAATTCTTGGCTACCGCATCCACACATTTCACACATAACTACATATCCGATTCGTCTGCGCCAGAAATTGGAAGAGCGGATGAAGATCCTTCTCCATTTAATCCTGCATTGCCTTGTGATGACATATCTTTTGCTGGAAAAGCAGAAGCTGGTGCTTCTGTGTAAGACTCTGTTGCCCATGGTGATGATGGGTTAACTTTTGGGTCTGTAAATCCTGTTGTATTAATACCGTCTGACATTTTATTTCTCCTATAGGTTGTTTAATTTAGATGGGTCTAGAAATCCATCTATAGGTCTATTATAGCATTTAAGAAATTACTAGCCTAAAATAGTGTCTAAACCACGGTATTCTTTTGGCCAAAAAAAGGATATTATTACATTTCTAGATCCGCCTGTTACTTCTGAAACTCTATGGGGTAAATTATGATCCCCTTTAAAAAATATAAATGTACCAATTTTAGGTTTTATTGAAAACTCCTCTTCAGGAAATTCTAAAAGTCCACCCTCATATGAATCATTTAAATACAGTAATCCAGACCAATCATCTTTTGAATTTTGTCTAAGACTATCCTCATTGTTTATTTCTAAGTAATTATCTGAATGCAGTTCATTTTTAGATCCTGGAAGCATTAGTCCATAAAACATAGTTTTAATATCCATTTGCTTATCAGCAAAATCTGATATTGTTTTAGTCATTGATGTACAAATCATAGTTAATATATCTACTGCTACATCGTGATTTAAATTTCCATTATATTGGTCAATTGTTTTACCACATTGAAAAGTATATCCGTCATCTGGTTTTAAAGATGGTCCGCCTTTAATTTGATAGCTTGGAGAATCATATAGTGATTCATTATATACGTCTGTTATAAATTTAGAAGTACCTTCAGAAATATAATTTTCAATTATATAAATTTTATTATTTATATTTTTTATCAAGGTCTATATATTCCATAACAATTTTCACAAACCCATGTGTAAACATTTAAATCTTTAATGATTCTAGTTGCTTTATTTTCACAATTTCCTTTTTCACACATGCTGTGTACTAATGGATTTTCTGCTTTACTTACTAAGTTCACTCTACTCCTTTCCCAAATCTTGCCCAAACTCTTTCATGTAAAAAAAATCCTAACATTTCACATAATGTATAAATTATTGCAAATCCCCCAGCATATTCCCAATGTGCCTCACCAGTAATAACTTTTTCAAAAAAATATACTAATGTACCAACAAATGCCATATGTACTAATGGCCAAGTTATTGACTTATACAAACTTCTTTTTTTACTATCCATAATTCCCCCTACTTAATTTATTTACTATATAGCTAATTACTTCCTGCGGTTTCCATTCGTGTGGTAATTCTAAATATTTAATTTCCTGCAAAATTTTTTCTCGAATTTGGTCTTCTATGTAGTCCATAAATCTATTTTACCATTTTAAAAATAAAGGGGCAAGGTTTCCCTTGCCCCAATATTAATTTATTTAGGCCTTAACTTTCTTTTGAATCTTTAAAATAATAGCCATAAGGGTATTAATTAAAGTCTTAAGAGATGTTACGGTAGCAGCCAAAGCAGCAATTTGAGTAAGAGCAGTTGTTGCTGAGTTTACTACTGTTGCTGATGCGGTTACATCTACACGAGATGCAACTGGAAGCAATGTTCCACCTTTTGCTGTAATTGTAACAGCACCTTCTGTTGCTGGCATAAATACCTTGTATGTCTTTACACCATTAGCATCTGTAGTTACAGATACTGCAGTAAGGGTATCTCCTGATGAGAATGCATAACTTGAAACAATTCCACCATCTGCAAATAGATTAGATTGTGTCTTTGAAGACATTACTAATCCTACAGTATCAAGAACTGTAACTGTAATTAATGCTGCTTCTCCTGGAGCATATGTAGCCTTATCAAAAGCTAACTTAACTGAACCAGCAGTTCCTTCTACACGTACAGTTGCTGTATCTGCAGAAATTGATCCGCTCTTTACAACAATACCTGCAGCACCAGTTTTTACACCAGTTAGAGGGAATAATGCTTCACCATTTACGATTGAAGCAGATGTTGCTGAATTACTAATTACTGCTAGATCAGAAGATGTTGCAGTAAGAGTTCCAGAACCTACAATAACTCCATTAGCATCGTATGCTACTGCAGATAGAACATCTGTTGTTGTTCCTGTAGCAATTACAGGCTTCTTTACAGTAGTTACTACCTTAGCAACATCACCATAGAATGTTATTTTTTCTGTTGCTAGTACTACACCAGATTGTGATGTAATAGTTACTGCACCAGTACCAGAAGTACCGTCAGCAAATACACCAATATAATCTCCAGCTTTAACTGAAATTGAGCGACCCAATGCTGACATTGTTGCATGGTTTGAACCAGCACCAACTAAACCAGATCCTAAAACAGTTGCTGTTAATGACTCTGCAACAGAAGATCCAGCAGCATTTTTTTGTGTTACAACAATAACTGCTGCAGCATCGGAAGATACTGTTTTTGAAGCATATACTGTTGCATCAGTAGTTGCTGAAATTGTTTCACCTGAATTAATGATTGATGTAGTTGTTGAAGCAGATGCATAAACATCTTTTGCTGTTACTACTACTGACCATAGGACTGCAGATGAATTTAATGATCCTCCGCCACCTTTTACTGTAGGTGTTAACTTAATTACGTATGTTCCAGCAACGCTTGGAGCAACAAGATTTAAGTTTAATTTAGCAGATACTGCTGTAAGACTATTAGTTGTTGATGAAATATCTGCAGTATATTTATCTGCTGATACTGTTACAACTGCACTAGTAGTTTCCTTTACAGAAAGAACTGCCAATTGTGCAGCACCTGAAGGTAAGCTAACAACAGAAGATGTCAATGTAATTGTATCTCCTGAGTTTGTTGCCAAAAATGATACAGATGCAACTGCGGTTGCTGTTTCACCAGCAATAATTGTAGTTGAATTAGTATCAAGTGATAAGGTGTCTGCATTGTGTGCTGCATTAGACGGGAGTGCTGATAACGCACCAAACGTCAATGCTAAAACTGTAGCGATAGCTATACGCTTCAGTTTAGACATATCTTTAAATGAACTCATTTATTTTTTTTCTCCTTTAACATCCACCCCTTATGGGCGTGGAATTCTATTGATCCCATAATTTAATATGGAAAGAGCAAGGATCTCCGCCCTCTTCCCAATCTTTAGCCTCTTCATCAGTTAATGGAGGGCCTTCATGTGTATCACAAAATACTTCTGATACCCAATTCTTTTTGCGACCATATTCATACCAAGATTGAACATCAAGAAATTCTATAGCCATTGTTTTAATTCCTCAAGCATTTGATGTTTTGGCTTTGCACCAATTATTGTTTTAACTGGCATTTTTTTTTCAAATACTATTGTAGTTGGTACTGATGAGATTTCATACTTTTGAGCAGATTCTGGGTTTTCATCTACATCAATCTTAGCAATCCAAATGTTATTTTCTTTAGCAATTTCTTCTAAAATTGGGGAAAACATTTTGCATGGTCTACACCATGTGGCCCAAAAATCAACTACTAGTATATCATGTTGAGATAAATGATCGGTAAATGTTAGATCTGTAATCTCTATCATTACTTATCTTTTAACTCTTCTGCTGCTGAATTAAACTTATTCATAAAAGTTTGGACTACAAAAAATGTGGTTTCTCCAGCATTTTTAGCCAAAGCTTCAGATGAAGATTCATTTTTTTCTTCTTCTGGCATTGCGTTGTACCATTTTTGATACAACTCTGCAGAAACTTCTTTAATAATTTCTTCAAGAACTGTCATTCTATCTGACATCTAATGCTCCTTTATAGTCAATTAATTTACCAACCTGTCCTCTAGAACCTCTAGTTGAGGTTGAGGTTTTTGAAAGAATATCAAATATTTGTTGATAAGTTAAATTAGGATTTTTATTTTTAACTGCTACCCAAGTAGTTGCTGCAACTTGTGTCGATGCTGAAGTGCCAGCAGCATACTTAACAATACCTCCTGGCATAGTTACTAATAAATTACCCAAAGCATAAAAATCTAATTTTTTAAAATCATAATTAGAATAATTATCAATTTGTGAATATTGATCTGTCATTCCAACAGAAATTGATTCGTCAATACATGCTGGCCAATCTAATCTTTCATAATCCCTTCCATTACCAGCAGGAAAAAAAGTTGGAATTTGTGCCTGCATTAACGATGTTACTAATGATTTAGTCATTGTTGTTTTAGGACAGTAATCAGTTAAAGTAGTTAAATTATGATGACCCTGAGACATTGAAACTGCTTGAATATTAAAACGATCTTTATTATCTAATACCCATTTTAATGCTAACGCTACAGTTGATTCGCTAGTAGTTTGTCGTGCACCAGCTTTTGTATTTCCAATAATCCTAACAAATACAATTTTAACGTTTGGATCTGTATTGGCAACAATTGATGCCATTTGTGTTCCATGATCAAACCCATTTTGTAAAATAATATTTGATGGAAGCACTGTTGATCCTGTGCCTTCCATAAACTTTTGACCATTTGGACATGAGGCCCATTCCAAAATACATACTTCATATGCAATTCTATCTTTAAAAATTGGTAATGAAGTATCTAAGGCTGTATCTAATACAGCAACTGCAGGGGCTTGTGTATCCGCCTTAGCCTCTGCAGTAATAAATGTAATTGGTAGCATTAAAGTTACCGCTGAAATTGCAGTTATTAATTTTTTATTCATGTCTACATTCTACTAAATTAGTAGGGTATATGTCAAGAGTTTTTATCTAGCCTTCTTTGATACCACTTACCAGCATCTAATTGTGGCTGAGCAAGGTTGTTGGCTTCTAATAAAGTTGCAAGCATATTGTTTAATAAATCTAATTCAAATTCCATTTTAATAATTTGCATTTCAAGTAGTCTTAGTCTTTCTGATTTTCTCATTCTGGCCTATCCTCTGGTGTTGGGGCGGTTGCTAAGCTTCCGCAGTTTGCACATTCCATATCTAAAAAATATTGAACAATTTCATAATCATAAAAAGTTACTTTAACATTCCATACAAAACAACCGCATGGACATACATGTGTTGGAGTACCTCTTAGATCCATAGCCTGAGAGTAATTCTTAGGGCTTAAATCTCCAATATCATCCATAATATTATTATACTTTAAACTTCAATTATTGTAAATGGGGGTCTGACTGACATGTTGAACTTGGCAGAGGCTTCTAGAGCCATTCTAACACGTTTACGAGGGGTCTTAATAGATGTGGTAGAAAATAATGAACCTAAAGCTATTTCTTGTCCTGCTCCTTCTGCCATATATTGTAAATCTGCTTCACCTATATGAAAATCTGAATCCATTGTAAAAATTCTGCCTGCACCTTGAACTGCAATAATGAATACTCCGCCTTCATCACCATCTTCGCTTGATCCTGGAACTTGGTTTCCATATCCATTTTCTTTAAATGCTTCTTTGATAGACTCTACAAATTTAGTTCTCATAAATTTATCTAAGTTTTTAAATCCAGCACTTGGCTTATAAACTGGTGGGATCCAGTTGTATTGTAAAATTTGTCCCATTCTAAAACTATCAACAAATGCAATACCAAATTGTCCTACTTTAAATACTTTTGGATCTGTTCTAGAAAAAATTAAACCACTTTTATCATCGGATGCAGCAGCATCTCCTCCTAAGAGGACTTTATTTTCATGAATTAGGGCTACTACGGCAGTCATAGTACTAGTATACTATTTATAAATTCGAAGGTCTAGTCTTCTTTTTCGTTAAATTCCACCTCAGAAAGGTCTCTAAGCGCATTTTCAAGCTCAGATTTAATTAAAATTAATTCCTGAATAGCATCATAATATTTATCTTTCCAGTCAGTTAATTCTTTTTCTAATTGATATAATTCAATTTTAAGATCTTTAACCTCTAATTTTAATTGATCTTGTTCTCGTTCTTTTTGTCTATTTTTTTCTTTTTTATTATCGTTCAATCCAGCAATAATTGCCGTTCCCATGCCAGACAATACGGCTGCAGCTATGGCAATAATTATAGAGTTCAGGTCTAGGGTCATTATATATCATATTATACCGTAAATGTTTGCTAAATTAATAATTCAGAAGCAGAGATTTCATTTCCAACATACTTCTTTTTTAATACAAATTCTCTTACTGAATCCGCACCATTTTGTCTTCCAGCAATTACAATTAACCAACGTGGTTCAAATTTAGATGTAATACATCCTTCACACATTAATAAATTAATTGCTAGTAAACTAGACTTTTTTACATTTAGCTTATTTTTTGATTTATTACATGAGTAACAAAGTACTTTATCCATTATAATCCTCTTCTACGTGTGTAAATACTAACTCATCCATGATTGCAAATTCATCATTATCAATCAACTCTTCATGCTCCACTCCATTTATTGTATATTTAATTATAGAAGCAAATGCTCCTAATTTTTCTGTAGATCCATATATTCCCATATCGTGAATAAAAACTATTAAAACTCTATCATAGTACTCTTTCACTAGGGACTCCTTCCAGCACGCATCTTACGCCATATGATTCAATTAGCTTTTTTGCTTTTGCTACATAATCAATGACCATTTCTTTTTTAACTCCTTCAAATTGTATAAAGTTATCTTCATATAATCTTAATGCTAAAAATTCTGGATATTTAACAACATCCATTTGTAAGTTGTTTACTGGTTTAGTTATTCCTCTTAAAGCTTTTGCCATTTCTGGTGTATAAAAAACTGGTTTGTTTGGTTCCCCAGTCCATTGGTTAATTCCATATTTAAAATGATCTTTGTTTTTATCAATGAACATTCTTTGCCTTTAATTTTTTCCATACGTCTGGTGTTTTATGAATATTTCTAGCTTTATCTATTGCGCCAGAACTTAAATAAACTCCGCCCCATACTCCGTATTCATTATTGCTAACTCCATTTTTATAACACATAGATATTACTGGACACGCTAGACATGCCTCATCTATATTTTTTGCAATCTTTGGATCATTTTCATATTTATCATAAAATAAATTAGTATCCATGCCACGACATACTGAAAGGTGCCACCAATCCAGATCGTCTTTATCAACACCTAAATCATTTAAAATATTTGACATATTGTTTTGGTAAAACCCACATTCCATTATAATTTACAGATACTTTATCTGCTGTGCCCCAAGAATTTTTAAACATTCCTTTTACATTAAAAAATCCATTTTGATTTTTTTTCCAAATAATTAAATCGTAATTATTCCAATAAGCTTCATTTACTAATGATTTATATTTATTTATAAATACGTTTACACCAAGTTCGTTTAAATGTAACATTTTTCCTTAAATATAAAGGGCGAATCCCTGCATACTATTATACAGGGATTTTTTAAGCCTTGTCAACTGTTTTTTATAATTATTTCCAATTTTCTGGAATCATATCTTCGGCGCCTAATTCCTTTGCACGACGCTTGATATGTGCTTTAACTTTTGGATCTGATCCGCCACGTCCCCATGAACGAATAGCATTCATTAAATCCTGTTTATTGCCAATTGGATAAGATCCATCTGGCATTGCATTTCCTGAATCTGCCATTCTTCTTCTTGACTCAGGACTAAATTTACGTTTTACTAAATCATATGGGTCAAATGATCCTTCAAATATATTTTTTGACACTTTATATGTTCCTCCACGCTTTTTATATTCTTGAACTACCCATCCATTTGCATATGCAGATGGATATACATCAAATTTTCTTTTAGCTTCAGCAATAATCCTGGCATATAATTCTTTATCTGCTGGTTCACCTTTTCTAGGTTTAATTACATTATCATATTTATCTTTGGCTTTATTTAAATCTTCCATTTCTTCAGATTTAGCAATTGGCCAATTAATAGGATTTTTATCGGGATCTCCTATTGGAGCTGGGTTTCCTGGATTAGCATCTTCGATCATAATATCAGACTCTTCCGCCATATCATCTTCTTCTATAGTGTCTGGAGTTTCAACTAAGGCTTCAATTGCCTCATGTAAATGTTGTACTAATTCATACAATTGCTCTCTAGAAACTTCTGCTCTTAATGCTTTTTGAATTTCTTCTGTATCATCAATTTGAATTTCTTCTGTAATTGGATCAATGACATCATCAAACATTGATTTAATTTCTTCTACAATCTCATTGCCGTATGCTTTATTAACTTTATTCTTTTCACGGTTTACAATTGCTCTTGACCAAGAAAATCCTGCATCTCCGCCCCAAGCTAACCACATAATTTTTCCATTTGATGGATTTTCTGCGTTACCCCAGTCCTTACCTTTTTTATCTACTTCATGGCGTGAAAAGAAAGAATACATTCTTTTTACTGTATCTAAACTTAAAGATTCTCCTCTAGCAAGTTGTCCTGCACGAGTCCATCCTACTGCTGTACCAGCACCTTTTGCTTTGCCTTGCTCTTTTAATTTAATAGCACGACGTGCTGCTGACTGCATTCCTGCGGTTGGTTTGTATCCTTCTTTAGCCATTATTTCTCCTTAATATTAATTACTTTAACGTTTGTTATTTCATCATCTATGCCAAATATATCATTTGAATAATCTAAAGCATCATTTTCATCAAAGGCTTCTACTTCTACCTCTACTTCTAATTTTACTTTATAAACATTCATTATTTTTTAAAGACAGGTCTTCCAAATCCAACTATTGAAATTTGTACACCTTTTTTATTTTTTCTAAATGCACGAAGTTTTTTGGCTACTTCTCCACCATTTCTTTGGCTGCCTTTAGGGTTACCAGAAGTATTTCCTTCAATACACCAAACTGTTCCGTCTTCATTGTCTTTAACAACAATTCCAACGTGACTAATACGATCTACACCATCTGCTGGAAAATCAAAATATGCAATATCTCCTGGCTCTGGATCTGCTAGATCTCCATCAATCCACGCATTAGCTTTTTTAAATGCTGCTGCACCTGTTGGAGTATGAACAGTATTTGGAACTTTAACTCCTGCTTGATTGGCACACCACATAACAAATGAACCACACCATGGAGCAAAATCTACTTTAGTAAATTTACCATACTTAGTTTCATTATCTTTAGGACCTTCAACTGTTCCTACTTCTTGTTCTGCAACTTCAATTAATTTTGCTGCTGTACCTAATGAAGCCATGATTATTTTTTATTCCAATCATCATCAATTGGGTGCTCTGGTGGAACTTGTGAAGGATCTTTTGCTGCTCTACGAGCTGCTGCTTCATCAATTTCTGCTTCTAATTTTTTATCTGCTAAAGTATTTTTAGAATCCATTTCTTTATTATCAAGTTGTGCCTTCATAATATCTTTAGCACCTGATTGTCCAATTAATAGACCCGCCAATGTTCCTGTAATAAATGTTGCTACTGATCCTAACACATTAAAAAACATTTTATCATTTTCTGATTGTGCACCTACTGGTTGAGTAACAAACAAAAGGCCGTAAAGAATTCCTAATGCTGTACATAATAAAATTGTTCCCAATGTAATACCTAAAATAAATTTTAATCTAGCATCTAATTCTGCTGGTGTTAATCTTTCACGTCTAGCCATTATTTACCTTTGTTTTCTGATATTCGTCCCATGTTGCTTTACCTACTAGATCTTTTGAACATATTCCAGAAGGTTCACAAATTGGAGGGTTGCACTCTGCTTTTCCCCAATTTGCTGGATCTTGACATGAATAACGATATCCACCATCATATCCGCATGAGGTTAATGATAGCATTAATATGCCAGATAGGGCAATACGGGTAATTTTTTTCATATACCCATTATACCTAATTTTCGTCTTTTGTGCGTAAAGGGTATGTAAGAGCCCAAATAAAGCTAGTTAGAATAATTGCATACCCAGTAACGGTTTTAGCGCTTCCTTCTAATACTAGCCAAGCTACAAACATACCTAATAGAGTCCATGCTTGATCTAGCATATCTTTAATGAAATTTACCATCTTTCGTTCCTCCTTCTTGAACCTCCAGAATTAGTACCACCAGATGATCCGTTAGATGATCTATTATTTGATGGAGTACTTGGTCCTGAAGCTACTGTTACTGCATTTATTGCTGCTCCTGTTGCAACTACTGTTGCTACAACCATATCTTCTGCTTTTGCTCTTTCTTGTGGGCTCATATCTGCACCCAAACTACCTAATGCTGCTAATGCTTCTGCTGGATTTGTAAATACTGCATTTAATAATGCTCCAGGATCTTGTACTAATTCTAAATTTGCAGCAACTTCTGCAGTAATAATAACTTCATTTCCATGAGCATCAGTTCTAACTTCAACTGGAGTTTCTGGTGGTAAATCAGCATATGTAAGACCTGCATTTTTTATATCTTCTGCAGTAACGGCTGTTCCATTAACAAGAGCATCAGCAATAAGCGCATCAGCAATTATTTCTTTTTCAGCATCCGTTAATTTTCCATCTGCCATAGCATCACTTACTACACTTTCAACAGAAGGAGGTTCAGGTGCAACTTCAGGAATTGGTTCAGGCTCTGGAGCAGGCTCAGGAGCGGGTGCTTCTTCTGGCGCAGGAGCAGGCGCAGGTTCTGGGTCTGGTTGCGGCGCAGGTTCAACAACTGGAGCAGGTTCTGGAGCAGGTTCCACTACAGGAGGAAGTGGCTCAATTGCAGGAGCGGGTTCAACTGGCGCTGGTGGAGTTGGAGAAACAGGTTGAGTTGTTGGAGCCGTTGACGTATCAGTTTGGGAAGTTTGAGTATCCACAGTTACAGAACCACTATCAACAGTTGAAGTCGAAGTATCAACAATAACAGTTGGTGTTTCAATAACTACTGTAGGTGTTTCAACCACTGTTGGTGTAAGAACAACAGGTGTTTCTACACGTACAACACCATATTCTTCAAGAGTAACTACATTTCCATTATTTAATGTAACACCAGTTCTTGTTTGACCTGTATAAGTAGGTCCATTTACAGCATAAGATATTGCAACAGTTCCATTTGCATTTATTGCAGCAGTAATAACAATGTTAGTTGCTTCAGCAGCATTTTGCATCCAATATGGTCTTGCTGATAAATCTACTTGAAAGCCACCATCACTAGAACTAATAATAAAATGCTCATCATCATGTTCCCATGGTCTAACACATGGAGCAATACAAGTTCGTGGATAAGCAACCCAGTCCATACTATATAAAGAAATAGATGGTGTCTGAGGATATTGCCAGTAGGTGCCGTCTGGGGCACCAAAAGTAATTACTGAGTTGGTCGTTGCATATACAGAATCATATTGACGACCATCAAATGTTACCGTTGCAGTAATTGGTACTGAATAGGAAATGTCGTCTCCGCCACAAGTTTCTAATACGGTAACAGTTGGAGTATCTCCAGGAGCAGTAGGTGTAGCAGCAGCTGCAATCGTTGCAGCCTGTGAAGTATTAATACAAACAGAATTTGATGATTCAGTATTAATTGCAAAAAGCCAGCCAAATGATAATAGGCTGACTAGTAATAGTTTTAACTTTCTACTCAATTGGGTCTCCAATGCAACAAACTTTTTGTTACATTGAAATTATATCATGTATCTTTATTTAAATAATCTTAGTTACTTAGGATTATCTGTTTTGTAAAAACCAGTTCCTTTAAACTGAATACCTACGCTACCAACTAAAACTCTTGACATATCAGATCCACATGAACATGTGGTTGGTAAATCTCTGTCATCTATTGATCTTTGTTCTTCAATGGTGTGAGTTTTATTATTCATGCATTTATACTCATACGTTGGCATAATAATCCTTAATGTTAAGGAGCAGTTTATACACATGCTCAGGTGTATCCTTCGGGTAGCGACCCGAATAGCCTGCGACTTCCCAGTGACGGGATGCAGACTTATATTATACTATTGTTTATTTTATTTTAATAGTCTTTGGCTTTTTTGCTTCTGGAACATTCTTATCAATTGATATATAGAGCATTCCATCTTTCATTTCAGCTTCAGTAACTTCCATATATTCTCCTAATGAGAATGATCTTTGAAAGTTTCTTTTAGCAATGCCCTCATGAATATATTCACCATCCCAGTGTTCTCCATGAAGTTCACCTTCAATAACTAAAGTATTATTTTCAACATATACTTTAATATCACTACGTTCAAATCCAGCAACTGCCAGACTAATTCCGTAGGAACCGTTATCGAATTTAACTAAATCATAAATTGGATAGTTAGAATTTGAAGATTGCATTTTTGCAAAATTTGTATCCCACCCAATAAAAAATGGATCATTAAAAAGATCCATAGCAAGTTTTGTTACCATTTTATTCCTCCTTCAAGCGAATAAATTAATATACGGACCCTCATTTGAGCGGTCCGTATATAAGTATATCAAATACTTTATTTTTTTACAATATACGTTTCTTTTTTTGTTCAGCCATTTTTTGTTCATTTGCAGTTGCTGCGTATAAGGCTCTTTGATGTGCTAATGCTCTTGATTTACTTGGATGGCAACCTTTTAGTTCACCTTTATCATTTACTACTGCCCAGCCTTTACATCCTGCTGCGCCTTGCTTGATATTGTATGGCATATTAACTCCTAGTTAATTGTTGATTTAATACTTGAGCGTAACCACCATGCCCAAAACTCTAGTTTATCTTGACGATCAGCAGCAAAATTTGCTAACCCCTGTTCTCTATTGGCGGTGGCAATATCAAATAAAGATTTTACATCTTCAATCATTTTTTCAATCATAAGTAATAATGCTTCTGACATTACAAGTGGAGATGTATAACCTGTTGGAATATCTCCATATGTATTTAAAGATGTAAATTGTTGTAATGTGAATGGAGCTGGACTTTGAAACTTACGTTGCCATTCAGCAATTGTATCAATTGATTCAAAAACATCGGTATAAATTTTTTCAAAAAATTCATGATACTGTGTAAATAATGCACCTTCAACATTCCAGTGGAATCCATGTGCAGTTGAATACAGGACAAGAGAATTTGCCTGCCATTGTCTTAGTCTGTAAATTAATTCTTCCATGATCTTAGTATACCATCCCCAGTTGCCTAAAAGACCTATTCTTCTAGGTCAATAATTCCTTTTTCTTGTATTATTTTTCTTGCTTCATCTGTTAAACTAATATTTGCCTCTAAATTTTCATTGTACTCTACAGATATAAGGTCTTTTTCAAATAAATCAATTAAAATTTCATCAACATATTGAGTATGGGCTTCCCATATTTCTGGTATTAAATCTTTTGCCTTTTCTGTAACTTGAAATATTACTTCTCCGTCTTTGTCTAATCCTACAGGATCTATTGCACCTATTTCAATATAGTATGCTAATCTTTCATCATAACTATCCATAATATCTCCTTGTGCAACAGGTAGGACTTGAACCTACGATTACCGAATTATGAGTTCGGGGCTTTAACCAACTAAGCTACTGTTGCTCATAATAATATCATTATATATATTAAATATACAACAGTCAATAATATTAAAATTTATTATTTTCGTAGAAACCTTTTGTATGAATAAATCCAGGCAATACATACCTAATTGGTCCAGCTTGTGGTGAATTTACTCCATGTTCAAATTCATCAGTTCCTGGAAAAATTAATAAAGATCTAGCTGGTGGTTTTATTTCAAAATCTTTATTTACAAAATAAAATTCTCCACCATTATAGTCATCATTTAAATAAATAATTGATGCATATTGAATGGATGGATCTGTATGTATGTCAGTATGTGCTTTTAAAGGAATACCTTCTGTTTGTCTTTGTACGCTTCCAAAACCCCTTATATCTAAATGTTCATATGTTTTTAAAACATCTTTTAATCTAGATGTAATATTTTTAGATGCAGTAGTTTGATGTATTGCAATAATTTTATCGGACCAATTTTCAGTTATTTCAAATTTACCTTCTTTAACTAAATTATCGACATCATCTCTGCCAAACTTTTCCATACAAAAATTTTTTAAATTTTTAGTATATTCTTTTTCCCAATCTTTTTGAGTGCTTGTTTCGGCTAAATTCATTAAAAAATTTTGCTCTTCTTCAGTTATAAAGTTCTCTACAATAAATACCTGATCCATAAATTCTTTAACTTGATAATTATTTTCAATAAAACTAGATATCATTTTTTGCCTCCGTCATTGATCTTTCAACTATTTGCTGAACATACTCTGAAAAATGTTTTCTAATATTTCCAGCTGGTCTATGTCCTAAACTATTCCATATTCTAGTATATTCTGTAATGTTTGAAAATGTAGTTGGGCATACCATAATTCCATTATACTCTTTTAATACAGTTGGAAGTGGTACATGTTTTCCACAACATTTACATTCTTTTGCTTTTTCTTGATATTCACTCATAACGTTGTCATTCTTTCTAAGGATTCTGCTAAATGATCTGGCATCCTTGGTGCCCTGATCATATTTTGTACAAACTCTTCTTCTTGTGTTGGGTTAAAGTCATTATCAAAACTCATAGATTCGTATGTATGAATTTTAATTTCATTATTTGACTCAAATCTTGTTTTACTAATAGCATTATATATTGATCCACAAACAGCATCTGCTAAGTCTTTAGAACCTTTTCTTGGGTGGTCAACCCTATCTCTCATAATTTTTAATTGTAAAAGTTCATCTATTAATAATGGAATATGTGGACCTTTTAATCTTTCTTCTAAAACGACCATTGCCATATCATCATAATGTTTTTTAGCGACCGACAGAATCTCTGTATTGATGCCATATTGTTTTAGTTGTTGCATCATGTCATGAGAGTTCCATCGGTCAAATGTACAAACTTTTATTTTAAATCCTTTTGTTCTTAAAGATAATATATAATCTTTAACCTCAGTAAAATCTACAGATTTATCTGCTGTTGGTGTCCAATATCTTACTGCATCAACTTCTACAATTGGTGCTGGTTGTGAGTATGTATCCGTTAACTTCACATTAACCCATTTTTGTACATGTGCTAAAGATACTGCACAATGGTCATGTTTTTGTGCTAAGTCTACATGTATAAAATAATCTTTATCTGGGTCTGGGGCAAACCAGTTTTCAAATCTTCCAAATTGATCAATTGCTAATGCTGTATTATTAAAAGCTATTTCAATTTTTTCTCTTGATTTAAAAAATGCATCTATGGCTTCTGGTGGCATGCAAGCAAATCTACCTAAAGCATCCATAGAGTTTTTATAAAAAGCTACTTTAAAATCTTCAATGCTTCTTGTGGGATTGATCTCCCATGTTGGCCTTCTTAATGCATATACTTTAGGAATAGAATAAGATATTATATGATCTTCTTCCCATTCAATATCAAACTCATTACCTTCCGTTCCATCAGGTAAATCTAAATCCATTTTAAATCTATGGCTTCTAGTAATTGTTTCTTTTTCTGCAATTACTGAATCATAAAACTTTTGAATTGGATCATTTTTAAAACGAGGAAATGAAAGCAAAATAACTTTACCAAAATCTGGGAAACGAGAATCTACCGATGCACGATACATATCATATATAGCGTCAGCAGTTTTTGCTTGATCATGACCAGTTGTATTTTCTGTAGCGAAACCAGATATTTCGTCAAGAATAACAATAATAACGTTATAGCCTTCCCATGCTTCACGTTCAGAGTGACCAGAATGAACTGTAATAGATTTATCAAACTTCATTTCGGAAGCTTTATCTGTATATTTTCCAACAAACCATGGTGACTTTTCAATGCGTGTTTTAAACCCTTTAAAAAAAACATTATTTGCCTGCTGTGCGTTAATAGCAATATTTAAAATATCAATTGCATCTCCTGGTGGTTTTCCATAATATAATGCAGGATCCTTAAGACATAACAGCAAATATACAATATATGCTACAGCAATAGTAGATGAATAATCTTTTCCAGAACCTTTACCTAATTGTGCGATAACTTCATTAGCAGTTTGTTTAAATATACGTCTGCCTTCGTCTTCACCAAATAACTTAATTAAAGTAGACTCTTTATAAATTTGAGATGATTTTTCAATTAATGTATATTGATGCTCTGAAAGTGGTGGTAGCCCAAGATATTCTGGACTGGTAACGAATGTTCTTAAATCTACTGGGCGCTCTTCAAATTCTTCATTATCTAAAATATCTATTATATCTGCAAAATCAAATGACATTATCTATATCACTTTCATTAAAATAATGAGCTGGTTCTCCAGGTGTTCCTTTTGGCACTTTAATAATTTCATACAGATGATTTGAGTGAGAATATCTAACATCACTAATTAATTTATTTACTTTATGTTGACAATTTTTATCTGGTCCGTGGATTACAAGATCTCCCTTTTTAGGCTGGTAGCCTACATTTTGAATAGGATAGTATAGATCTCCACCCTCAAATTCATTAAAATAAAGTATAAGACCCATAACAATATTTTGTCTTAACTCAAATTCTTCGCCTTCTTTTAAATTTTTACTAGCTTTTACTATTTCTTTGTAATCATGATCATCTGAATGCAGTCCCCAAGACTGTCCTTTTAACATTCTTATTATGCTTAAATTGTCACCTAAATATATTTTATCATCAAGAATATTTTCAATTCTTTTTTTTATTGGAACTAATAAATCAACACTAAAATCATACCACTTATGACCTTCACCATCAATAGAAAATCTACCCATCCATTTATCTTCTTGAAATGTTTTAATTAAAGAAAGTATCTGATTGCATTCTTGCTCTGTAACAAAATTATTATATACATAAATATTATCACCAATTGTTTTAAATCCATTTTTATTGAACATCTTCTATTTTTTCCTCTTGAATAATAATTGGTTCAACAATACCCGTAATTTGAGATAATCTTTTAGCAACATCCATTTTACATTTAGGACATGTAGCAGTTACTTCTTTTAATATTTTAACTAATATATCTTGCTTATGTTCAGTTTCAGCAATTTGTGCTGCAATTTCAGCATTATCTAATACGCCTACTTCTTTAAGCATGGTAATTCTTTTTGTTTCAATATCTGAAATTAATTTAAGAGCATTAGCTTTAACATTTAATTGACCTGCTTGATCAGCATCTTCTACAGTTTTCCATGCTTCTTTAATTAGCATTGAGTAATGTTGATCTGCTCCTGAAATAGCCTCTTTAGCCCGTTCTTTAGAACTTGTATCGTTGTATACGACCGCTTTCCACTCATCTATAAGTTCTACTACGTCAGATCGTTTAAAGCCCGTTAGAGAGGCAATCTGGGTCGGATTATTGCCTTTTAAAAGTTCGGCAACAACTTTATTCATACGATCAAAATGATCAGATAATTCAATTTCCATATATATGAATTATAATTCTAGTTGACTAAAATGTCAATTAGATTTGGCTATTTTATACAATATTAAATAACCAATTAGGTCATCTATATCATTATCTCCTGGGAATCCTTGGGCATTTTTAACCCTATTTAATTTATCATCTATTCTTACTTTTAATTGTTCTATATTATCCGCTGTTGAAAATAATCTAATTGGGGACAAAGCTGAATCTCCATATGATATATTTTTTTCAATAAGCATTTGAGCCACATCCACACATGCATTTAATATTTTAATTCCAGAAGGTGCTGATAATGAATGCATATATAATTCATCATATATAAATTGCTTACTGTCTTTAAATACTGGTTTTGGCATTATCTTGTACCCCTAACTAATGGATCTTCAATCCATTGAATATAATTTCCGTCATTCCATTTTTGACTACCGTAAATATGCTTAACATCAATAAAATGAAATATCCGCCAATTTTCTCCACCATAACAGTGGAACTTATATAGTTTAGCATTATCTGAAGAGTTTAACAATAGATGATCGCTAATTAAATTATTTACTTTAATATCTAAAGCTTTAATAATACCTTCAGTCCATACTGCTGGTCCTGTATGTGTATGAACAAAATGTGGTGACCCATATGTTGGATTAATTAATTTTTCTTTAATTGTATCTAAAACTGATTTTAATATTGGATTTCCAGCAGATGCAGCAAATGTCCATTGACAAAAATGAATATCAGTTTCAGGACAAATAATCATTTCATATTCTTCATTTAACCATACCTTAATTGGATTTAAGCATTCTGTATCTAAATCTGTATAAACTCCACCATATTTATAGATAATCATATATCTCCATAAATCACCACGCATTACTCCTACTGGAAGTCCGACAAATAAGTCATGCCATTCTTGCCCATATTCTTTTAAAATAAATTGTGCAGCTTGACTATCATCCATGTATTTATATTCATATTCAGGATTTAATGTCTTCCATGTATTTACTGCATCCAGCATATATGGTTGTAGTTGATCGAATGGATCTTTGTAAGTTTGCCAGATAATCTTTGGAATCATTGATTATCAAATTTCGCTATGAATACTCCTGTCACTGGAAACTCTTTATGCTCTATAATTCCTTTAAAAGTTTTTAAAACCCTTTCAGTATTCCAATCTTCTTCCACATGAACTTCATATGGATTTCCATTAATTGCGTCTTGATGGTAATGAATAATAGGAATAGAGATAATAGCATGTCTTGCCTGTTGAGATATTCTGTCCCAAAGTTCAACCGCTGAATTTTCCGACATATGCTCTAATACATCTCCAAGTATTACAAGATCGTATGCAAAATTTGTTAAATCTCTTACATCCATTGCAAATAATTTATCGTATCTATTTTCTAAATCAAACTGATCTATGTATGGCTGCCATACTTCTACTGCATTTACAGTAACACCATTTCCTAAACCTTGTCTAATTAAGTCAAGATACACCCCCTGACCAGCACCTACATCAAGAACCGTTGTAGGATTTAATTCAATTATTTTTTCTTGTGTCCATGGCTTATTAGTTGGATCAGAGAATCCCATTTAATATTTTCCTATCTTCTCTAGTTTGAAATGTTGATTGTATATTAATTACTGTACATATTTTATTTAGCATTGGTTTAACTGTACATATATTTAATGCATGTTTTTGTCTAAACATAAACCAATCTAATGGAAGGTAGATTCCCTTAGAGGCTAATTCTATCATTTTTTTAGCACCAGACTTATTAATTATATAACAAGCACAAGACCAGTCTTGATATGAAGAGCATATATTTTCTGATATATCTAGTCCAGTATTATATTTATAATTTTGATCTTCTGGTGAAAATACATGAAATGCATCAAAATTTTCTGGTAATTCTTTTAAATATTTTTTAACATAAATTAAAAAATCATCATATAATAATATATCATCTTCCATTAATATTAAATAATCATAATCAGACTCTATAAAATTTTTCCAAGCTAACCAATTACTAGCCCAGATACCAACTTCTCCGTACCGCCAACCTTGTTTATTATCTAAGTTATATCCATTAGGGTCTATATTAAAATCTGGATACCGCTCTCTAAATGCAGTATATTCATCATAAGATGATATTTTAATTGTATCTGTATTTAATATTTTTATACTTTTAAGAAGATTAGAATGAACATTTTCAACAAGTTTATTGCGTTCATGATCTCTTGGCAAATGGAAAAGTTTATATGCTATATTCATCTTTTTTTACTAAATCCAAACTCTTGAACATATCTTTGTATAGTCATGGTTGATACGCCACACTCTTGAGCTATTACTGTAATACTTTTTTTTTGAATTATATACCTACGATATAGCCACGTTTTATTTTGATATAGTTTCATCGTTTAGTCAATACCTCATTTGAATAATGAGCAATGCCAAATGAATCTGCTACATCAAAGTCTGATAAATTTAACTTATATTTATTATTAAAATAATCTACAGTTCTTTGTTTACGCATGTTTCTTAATTGGTTTTTATACCATGAATCTGCGTAGCCTGGATTCTTTAGTCTTATTGCAGACTTTTCATCTTTTGTCGGATTTTTGTTGCCAATATACGCCTGCCATGCGGATGGGCTAATTGTAATAACTTTAGCGCCAGTAGACATAAGCTCAGCAATAACAACTCCATAGACATAAGACAATTTTATTACAGCATCTGGGGATCTGACAAGGACTGCGCCTTCAACTACAATATAATCTGACTTTAATTCATTTAACATTGCATTCATTTTAATTTTAGCGTCATATATTTTTTCATATATATCTGCGCCAGTAAACTCTATCTTACCCCATTTTAAAGGTATATTATTTTCCATTAAACAAAAGGCAACTGAGTTTGTAGATGCATCTATGCCTAAAACTCTATAAGCTTGAGTTTTTTTTAAACTAGCTAAGGTCACCTAATATACTCCAAATTACTTTTTTGCTTTGATAATCAATATTTTTTTCGCAAGTTGAGCATATATTAGATTGATTATATCTACTTAATTTAGTTTTACAATTTTTGCAAATTCTATGTGCGCCATTCTTAATAGCCTTTTTTTCATAATACTTTTCCATTATTCTGCGGTTTGTGGCAATACGACAACATTCATCTGTACAGTACTTTTGATTATGAGTTTTTGCATCAAACTCTTTAGCACATTCTTTATTTGAACAAATCATATCTTAGGGACCTCAAATGCTTCTATTTGCACCGTACCAGTTTCCATTGACCAACAGTCTTTTTTAATAGGACAATATTTACATGTAGATGTAGACTTTGTAAATGCCCTCATTGGCAAATCTCCATCTTTAAAATTATCCCAAACTTCACATAACCAAGTAAAGGTATCTTCAATTATCTTTGTATTTCTTTCATTCATTGAAACTGGAATAATTAATACTTCTTGAGTATTTTTATTTTCATATAAGAAAAATCCTTCTTTGGCTTTAGTTAATTTCATATATGTAAGTAGTTGAAGCAGATGATTTGCAGAAGGCTTCATTGTGGCTTGTCTGGTATCCCATACTTCTTGTTTAGCAGTTTTAATTTCACCTATAACTTCTTTGCCATTCCAATCTAAAACAAGATCAATAAATCCTCTGATTGGTGGATATTCATTTTTAATTTCACGTTCTTCTTCTTTTAATTTCCCTGTAGAATTAATTAGTTTTTGTAATCTCTCATGTGCTTGAGTTCCTTGAGCCATATTAGCAACTGCAATCGAATCATTCTCATCAATAAATCCAACACCACTAAAAGCTAAATACCAATATCTAGGACAATTTCCATGTCCATAACCAATAGTGCTAGGACTAAATGATGTCTTAATCATTGTTTGATCGCCACGTTTTGTTGCTAAGTATGCATCATCAAGCATTTTAGCAAATGACTCTGGATCAAAGTTACCGTTAACTTTTTTAAATTTTAAATTACTTACTATTTCTCTACCCATTATATCTGACAACATACTTGAGAGCATCTACAAGTTTGTCTATCGACTCCTTAACTGAATAATAAACATTCTTTTTGTTATTATTCTCTGTTCCAGATTTGTCTTTCATAATAGTAGAATATACTGACGCCATGACAGCAAATTTAGTAGACATTGCTTGTAATTCCATAATTAAATGTGGAGCTTTTGAAGACGGCACATCTGGATTCATTAATAATTTTACCACAATAGCCAGAGCTTTATCTAGGTGCTCATCCTTCATAAATTCATGAAGGTCATTAAATTCTGTAATATCGCTAATTAGCTCAAGCGTATTCTTACTTTCCGTCATTCTCTAAATCCTTGCTTAGTTTAATAACATAATATTGAACATATACTCCTAGTACATATCCAAGTCCTAAACCAAATGCAAAATTAACCACGTTTTACCTCTTTCTTTTTCTTTGTTTCATATGGACCAAGATCTGCTTTAATTGTTCCATCTTTGCGTAGTCTTATAATCCTGCCATTTTTAATAATAGTTGGATTAAAAGGTATTTTATTATTACTTCCCATTGTGCTCCTCCCAGCAATTAATTAACTCTTCTAATATAGACCATTCAATAATTCCTAGTCTTACTTTTGCATCTTCACCAATAATTATTTTTAAAGCTGGATGCATGTCTCTGCTAACTTTAAATGTGTCTGTGCATATTTTAGACCAGACATCTTTATTTAAAGTAAATGAACGTGATGCCTCTTTATAATCAACAAGAAATTGATTCCACTTGGCATCACCTTTTTGATAGTCGCCACGCCCACTATTTTTTTGAGCCTTAGCACCATCACGTTTAACCTCAGATCTTTCTGACATTAAACATTTACCTTATATTGATTATCATGTCCATCTGGACATTTCCAAGACATAATAAATGTATTTGGATCCCAAAATGCACTTTCAGCATCCTTATCGCATTTAGAACATGGTTTGGTTCCAGGAATTTCTTCTAGACCTTGTTTGTGAAGAATCTCTGGTTTGTCAAAAAACTCTTTAAGATTTGGCATTTATTTCCTCAATTAATTTCTCAACAACATCTAAATTTTCTTTTAAGTATGCAACTGCTTTAGCACGTCCCTGGAATCTTTCCCCATTTACCGTATACCAAGCACCACCTTTTTCTACAATGCCATACATTTCTGCAATGTCTAAAGTTTCTCCAACCCTATCTACGCCAAGAGACTTTCCTTGATAATAAAAGTCATATTGTCCTGATAAGTTTGGTGGTCCAAGTTTATTATAATCAATAATCCAATTTACTGGTCTACCAACTCTTTGCTCAATAATCTTATCACCAACAGGAACTCCTGCTTTAATTGCATTAGCTTCTGCTTCAGAACTCCACAACTTAATAACAGTTGATGAAAAGAATTTAACAGCCATACCACCTGTAGGAATATGAGAGGCATGCATAGATCCAAATTGATTTCGTTGCTGTGAGATTAAAACAAGCAATGTATTTTTATTTGCATAGTTTAACATCTTAACGGCATGTGTCATATCTTTTGCTTCTGCACCAATTTGCTTTGTATCTTGCAAATCTTTCATTTCATTACCATCTTTTTCAAAATAAATTGCTGGCAATAATGCTGATATGGAGTCTACTACTATTAGATCCACCCCAGCTTCCATTAATTTTGTAGCAACATCAACCATATCGTTAACTGTTTTAGCTGGTGAATAAATTAATTTAGAAGAATCTACGCCTAATTGTTCTGCCCATGACTGATCATATGATGCTTCAGCATCAATCCATGCACATGCTTTTCCTTCTTTTTGTGCAAGAGCAATCATTTGTAAACAAAACGAAGATTTACCAGCAGATTTATTTCCCCATACAAGGACTTGTCTTCCATAGCCCAAACCACCACGCAATGCACTATTTAAACCAATGCTTGGTGTAAGTTGTTTATGTACTTGAATATCTTGTGCTGACTGCACTCTTGCTCTTGTTTTTGGATCTAATTTTGCTAATACATCATCTATTAAAATTGTCATTCTTCTACTTTCTCTATCTACTCATTATAGCATTAAAACTAGTTTTTATTTTTTATAACTAAAATCTTCTGACCTATTATAAATAATAGGCTGATCTGGTTCAATTATTTGATTCTGCATCAACATTCTGATCAACATTTTGTTGTTCAACTTTATCCCTCAATTCAAAAATAAATGAGGTTGTATCCTCATTATATTCAACATTTAAATTTTTATTTTCATTTGACGCATTTAAGAATACGTCTAATGGTATAGATACTGTTTTTTGTGAATCTAAAATTGCCACTAAAATATTAGTAGCATTCATTGCTTCATATACTTCTACAGGGGTTTTGCTCATTATGCTTCCTTTATCATTAAGGTTCCGTCATCTAATTTAGACAGAACTGGTTTACATTTCATACCTTCACGCATTTTGGCTAGTACTTTTGGATACATGGCTGGGAATGCGATAGCCCGTTTTAACTCTTTATTTTTATCTGTCATAACAATGTGTGCCATTGTCTTGCCAGCTTTTGTTTTATATGGATTAAAGTTAATAACCATCATTTCATCATCTTCCATATCATATTCTTTTCTATATAAATAATCTACAAATAGATCTGAGCCGTTGGGATCAATATCGTTTACCTTAATATATCTAGCAATACGATTATCTCCTACAAGAATAAAATACATTTGTCCAGTTTCAATTTGAGTTTGCTCATGATGGAATAAACCAATTGATCCAGTTTCATCTACTAATTCTATACGTGCCCATCCAGTTCCACGTTTAATACTTTTTACCATACCAAACATTGGGAATGATCCAAGATCGTCAAAGTCTTGGATTGGTCTAGCCTGTGATTTAATTCGTGGTGGAATTGATTCTAAATTAAATGTAGGTATTCCTAAATATTCGTAGTAGTTTTCCTTTTCCTTACCGCTTCTGATATTGTCGTCGAAAGCAGCACCACCAATAGCATTAAGAGCAGATACAGCCCTACTGTTAATGCCACTACCTTTGGCAGAGGCTTTTTGAACGAAATCGGCATACGTTTCATAAGGTCTTCTTTCTATAATTTTATTTGCAATACTATCTGAAATAAATTTAATTTCAGCTAATCCAAATTGAATAGCATTTTGTTTTAATGAAAAATATACATCTGATTCATTAATATGTGGCAATAATACTTTAAGGTTTAGGCGTTTAGCCTCAATTAAATATTCCGTCCTAGCATCTTTATTGTTTTCATTTTTAAGAATTGAAAACATGAACTCAAGAGGGTAATACTTTTTAAGCCAAGCCGTATAATAACTAAGCATGGAATAAGCAACAGCGTGACTACGATTAAAAGAATAGCCTGCGTGAGCCTCGAAATCGTGCCATAACGATTCGGCTTTCTTTTTAGAAATGTGCTTTGAAGCCCCATCAATAAACTTATCCTTGAACTGGTCAAATTCTTTTGCATCTTTTTTCTTACCAATAATCTTGCGGACCTTATCAGCCTCTGACCAAGACATCCCTCCTAGGTGTACGCAAGCTTGCATAACCTGTTCTTGATATATAATAACACCATATGTGTTTTCGGTAAAAGGCTTCATAATTTCATGAACATATTCTACATCTTCACGCCCATGTTTTCTATTAATGTATGAAGCACCTACGGTATTCATAGCACCTGGACGAACTAAAGCATTTGAAGCAGCAAGATCTTCAAATTTATCTACACCCATTTTAATTAATAGGTTTGTATATGGAGTTGCTTCAGCTTGGAATACACCTTTTGTATATCCTTCGCTTAATGTTTTGTAAACTTCTGCATCATTTAAGGATAGGCTTGAGAGTTCTATATCTTTATTATGTCTTTTTTTAATTGCCTTTAATGTGTCAGAAATAACAGATAAAGTTTTTAATCCAAGAGCATCAAGTTTAATAAGACCAATATCTGCAACAGTATCCATGTCATAAGCAACAACTGGAATTCTTCCAGATACTTTATCCTGTGCATCTTCTCTTGATTCAATTGGAGCAAACTTTCTAATATCATCTTTTGCAACAACAACACCAGCAGCATGTACTCCTACGCTTCTAATCTTTCCACGCAATCTTTCGGCAAGCCATACTACTTCTGGGTATTTCATTCTAAATTCTTTTGTATTAGGGGATTCCATAAAATCTTCAAATGTATCAATTGATTTCATTGCACGATTTACATCTTGTAATGGCACCATAAATACACGAGCAGCATCTCTAATAACACCCTTATCTTTAAAATATGTGTATGTTGAAATAGATGCTACGTGCTTAAATTTCTTTTTAAGATAATCTTTAACCTCTTTGCGACGACGATCTTCAAAATCTGTATCAATATCTGGAAAGTCATTACGCTCAGGATTAATAAATCGGAAAAACAATAAATCATATTCAATTGGATCTACATCTGTAATTCCTAGGGCATAGCATACCAAAGAACCTGCTGCTGAACCACGGCCAGGACCAACCATAATATTATTTTCTTTAGCCCAATTAATCATATCTGCTACTACTAAAAAATATGAGGCAAAATTCTTTTCTTTAATTATTTCAAGTTCTTCCATAAGTCTTTGATCATATATATCATTTCCTAGCCAGTTCTCCCTTAGACGTAGCCTTTCTAGGCCTTCAAAGGCCATATCAGCCAGTTTCTGGTCAGCATTGGTCTTAGGTACTGGGAGGAGATCTAATCCCCTGTTAAAATCGTATTCTCCAATTTTTTCTGTTATTTCAATAGTATTATCGTAAATATCAGTTCTTGTAATTCCAGCATTATTAAAATCTAATTCAATTTCAGATCTGCTTTGAATAAATAAATTATAGTCTTGAAATGAAATACGACGATCAGGATAAAGATAGTTAAATCTATCCAACATATTATTCATATTTCTAGACATTTCAAAATCTGCTTCTTTATCTGATTTAGGGGATGTGGACAATATAAGCATTGCCTCTTCTAATATCTTATCTTCACCCTTAGCAAAGTGAGCATCTCCTGTTGCCACCGCTTTAATTCCAAGCTTGTCTGCTAATTCTAAAAGGGCAGAGTTGATCTCCATAGGGTTATGTGATTGCACTTCCACGTAAAAATCTTGTCCGAAAGTTTGTTTAAAACCTTTGAGAAGAAGTTCTGCTTCCTCCATGTTACCTTTATCGATAGCTTTACTAATGAGTCCATTAAGACATCCGCTGAGAACGATAATACCTTCGTTATAATCATTTAAAACCTCTCTATCAATACGTGGCTTATGATAAAACCCTTCATTCCATGCAAGTTCCTGTAGAATATTTATATTTTCTAAGCCCTTCATATTTTTTGCTAAAAGAATAATATGGTTATATGCCTGAATACTTTTATCTGTTTTAGATGATCTATCAAATCTATCTGTTGGAGATATATATGCTTCTACACCTAAAATTGGTTTAATGCCAATTTCTTTACATGCTAATTGCATATCTCTATGAGATGCAAGAGTTCCATGATCTGTAATTGCTATTGCAGTTTGGCCAGCATCTTTTGCAGCCTGAGCTAACTCTAATGGTGAATTTAATCCATCCATAAGGCTGTAGTAACTATGAACATGTAAATGTGTAAAACTCATTAATATCCGCCCAAACATATATTTCTAGTATGATAAAGTCTAGTTTTTGTTATTGTTTTTTTACTTGGAGCATACATTACTTCTAGACAGGTAATGCATTTATAACTCCATTCTTTTGCAAAGTAATCATGTATTGCACCAGATAACTTAAGATTTTTATTATGGACAAACTCAACAAATGGATCTGGTATTTCGTAAGTTCTCATATATGGATTCTACTAAATAAAACAGGGGATGACAAGAGCCATCCCCTATCTATTTAATTTACCACTCTACGCTACCTGTTGCGTTTGATGGCTCATCTACGCCTTCACCATTGAAGAAGGCTTCTTGCTCTGTATAGGGTAGGTCACGAACTGCAACCTTTTCCAATTCATACAATTCCAATCCAGATGAATCAAATGGTACCTCATCTTTGGCAAGTGGGATTGATGTATAACTGGTGTCTGTCTTTGTGCCTGTACGCTTAATGCGCCACATTAAATTTGAAATGCTACCCATTTCGCCAGCATATTCAATTAATGTAGGAGTAATAGTCTTTCCGCTACTACCCTGAGACAAGATGGCAACATATGGCTCCTCTTTGCCATCATCTACAAGAACGTTAATGTAAAGACGGGAACGGCCTTTCCATCCTGCCTTGTAATCTTTGCGATGTTGTTCACATCCCCAACATTTTCCTTGGTCATCAATTGTACACAAAGCTTTACGCTTATAATCTTTTGGATTTGTGTGTTCAACGGCAATAAAGCCTAAACCATTTTTTTCATTGTAGTAGGGAGAATCAGGATCTAATTCCTGAAGAAATCTAATCTTAACACTTTCTGTGTCATCTAATTTAACCCAACGAGCTTTCGACCCGTCACCGCTAGATGCTTGCGGTTTATCCATTACTTTATTTAAATCTTTTAGTCCTTTTACTAGACCCATATTACTTCCTCTTTTCTATAGTTGATGGTATAAATCCATCTGTCATTGTATTATATCACAAGGTCCAGGATTTGTATTCTATGTCAGAAACAGCATTGTTAATACAAAGCTTAATTTCTTCTTCAGTCATATCTCCTGCATCTTTTGCTTCATGTGGATATATTTTACCATAAGCATAAGAAGCCCACAAGATGTCTTTGTTTCTTAATTTACTAGATATTGATAACCCTAATTCTCTTCCTGCATGATCAGCATCTGTCATGATAATAATCTTATTAAAATATCTATTTAATAAATTTATATTATCTGATGAGATGTGACCACCCAATGTTGCAATAACATTAGGGAATCCTGCTTGATGTATTATAATTGCATCAAAACTAGATTCAACAATTATTACCTGATCACCAATTCTTTTAGCTCTATGCACATTAAACAATGTTTTATTTTTTGGTAAATTTGTACTGTTTTTAAACTTCTTTTCAGTTATTGATCTACCAACTAGTCCAACTGGCACGCCATCTGGACTATGTACTGGGACAATAACCATTCCTTGAGACTGTGAATATCCTAATTTAAAATAAGTCATAGATGCTTGATTTATACCACGAGATTCAAAGTAGTCTCTAGCATCTTTATTAAACGTTAATTCCATAGATAAATCATCTAATTTACTTTGATCAAATTCTATAAATTCTGGCTTTTCCTCAAACATTTGATTAAGTGCTTCATCAAAACTATCTAATGCCTGTGACTCTTTTGCGGTTACAAGTCTAATGGCTTCAAAATCATTTTTATTAGTAATCTTTTTAACTAGCTGAATAATATTGCCAGTTTCTGCACATGACGGATTAAAACAAAGCCATGCGCCATTTTCTTCGCTAATATAAAAACTTGGGCTATGAGTATTATTATGGAATGGACAATATATAACTAAATTATTATTAGATTCACTAATAATTTTTAAACCAATTTCTTTTACAACAGCTTTTATATGGTTTGGTGCATATTGCGTGGAACTAACTTCCCTTGTGTTATTCCCTCTGATTCCCATGCTTTCCGCCTTCCTGTATGTATTCCATGGAGAGTCATTAAAAACTTCCATGATTCACCTGTAAATTCTACCGAAAATGCAGTGTCTATGTCAAGCACTCTTGAGTATCCCTTATCTCTCATTTGGTGCACTAACATATTTTCATACTGATTTCTTAATCTAATTAAATCTGAATCGTCTTTAAATTCAACATCTATTTGAAATCTTTTAATTGGTCTGTGGTGGTACATAATCATATAATTCTTTAATAACACCCCTATTGATGTCCCAATCTAAATGGAAATCAAATTCATGTCCATGACGATTCTTTCGTGAAACCACTTCAATTAGATTTGTTCCTGGATATCTGTGAATAGCCATAGCCATATCAGCATCGTATTCAATTGCTTTTGACCAAGCAACTTGGCTCATCATTGGTGGATTCTCTTGATCAGAAATATCATCTGCTGTTGCAGCCGTAATATCAATAATTGGAATATTATTAGATACTGCTAGTAATTTAAACTCACGAGAAATATTTCTATTTCGTTCTACTTCTGAGTTAGAGCGTTTGTTATCATTAAACAACTGATGATAATCCAATATAACAAGGTCGGGTTTGTGTTGATCAATTTTACCTTGGACAGTAGCTGGTGTAACTTCTGCTGTTCCTTCATTTGATACCAATACAAAACTATTCTTTCCTTCAAACTTTTTCTGTCCCCATGATTTAAAATCATCTATATTAATATCTCCCTTTGACAAATCGCTGGCTTTAAATAAACCAGATCCCAACATTGTATAAATACGATCACGCATATTTTCTGGAGACATTTCTAGCGATATAATCATTGGCTTGAAACCTTGCTCCCAAGCTTTGCATGCAAGATATGATGTAAACCATGTCTTACCTTTTCCTGGCCAACCAATAGCAACAATTAAATGTCCTGGAGCCATGCCTGTTGGATATGCAGTATCAATTGCTTGAAAACCAGTTTTAATTCCTGGACTTCCACCCATTGCTGCAGATCTATCTTTAACGGATGCAAAGTGTCTTTCTGCTGCATCTAGATCTGTAATATCTAAATCTCTAACATTATTTGTAAATCTAGCAAGGCCAGCAAGTTTGCTTTGCATGTCTGCTAAAACTCTAGATGCTGCATCTTCTTTTAACGCAGATCCACCTTGAAGAATAATGCTTTTTAATCTTGCAGATAAATACTCATTCTTTAATTTGTCTAGATAGTATCCAGTTTCTGCCTTTACATTTAGATCAGGTTCAAAGTCTTTAAATTTTTCTTGTAGTACACCAGTTTCTGGGACAGCCTTAAATTTATAATAGTAGGATTTTAAACCTTCCCAAATATCTCTATGTGAAGTAAATAAATCATCAACATTGTCTGCAAGTAATGTACTGATATCCTTGTTTTTGCATACTGCTGATATTAACGTAGCTTCTGTATTCACTCTTCACCCTCAACTAATCTCTTTGTGGCTTCTTGTAAAGCCTTACGATTTTTTTTATCTTTCTCAATTTCTCTTTGCATTATATCAATCTTATCAAAATTAAAAAAGAAGAACTGTAGCGGATGTCCATATTTACCAGTTGTAAAATAATACTCCAATAATTCTTTTGCACGAGTATATCCTACACTATCTATGACATCTTGCATAGCCCACTTTTCTCTATATTTATTCATAAAAGGGGTTTTACCATATTTTTCCATATACATATTTTGATACATGGTTAATAAAATATAGGGCTCTTTGGTATTAGCCACGTTTTAACTCTTCTTCAATTTCTTGTGTTTTTTGAATTAACTTTTCTTCAACAAATTTATATACACGTTCAGTAGCGGTATCTACATTTTCACCAGCACGAACATCATCCTCAATACCAATACCTATTTTAATGCTTTCATAATTACCAAGATTTCTAGTAAATGAAAGATCTACTTTTACTTTTGTATCCGCCATTATTTATGCTCCGCCTTTACATGTCTCCTTAGAGTATCGCTTCCAAATATTCCCCATCGTAATTCTATTTCTTTGTTACATATATCGCATATAACAAATCTATTAGACATTACTCCGCCTTCCATACTGGTACAAACCCTGTTTCGGTCTTAGTATACAATATCATATTGTTTTTGAGAAGTGCCCTTAATTCTGCCTTGGACGGTATATTTTTTGTATATCCAGCTTCCAATATATATTCATGTAGTTTTAATATATCAGATTCGCTAAACATAAATTTAGACCAAGTACTGTCTGGGTTACTTATCGGGTAAACTTTTTGCGGTGTACTAATTTTACCCTGAAGAATGTATTCTTCAATAGTAACTTTATGCCTACCCAATATTGCACCAACTTGTGTAATAGTATAAGCGTTCTCCATATTTTTTTGCACATCTGCATAAGAATATAGGACTCTTTTTTTATCTGAATAGCGCCAAGCAATGACTTCATCTTTCGCCCTAGATAATCTAATTACTTTATGTAATTGATTATTTAAGAAGAAATAGAGAAATTTTTTGCGTATTCCCGATCTCTTTTTTCTAACCATTTTCCAAATCTGTTCGTTTCTTTATTGATCATCCAACGCTTACCACATAGAATACAAAATAACTCTATATGTAGTTTTTGAGAAAATACTCTATCAACAAAAACTCTTCCAGAACATTTAGCACACCACATTATAAAGTAAACAACTTTCCATCAACAACGCATGTATAGTCTGGTGATATATGTATCATATTAATATGCGGATATTTTCCATTTTCAATATAAGCAACTGCAAATCCTTTTTGCCAATCATGGTGCTGAGTATATTTCATTCCTGGACCTTTTTCATCACACATATGTCCAATTTCATAACCTCTAATTGTTTCACCCTTGCCTTTATTTCTTAATTCATATGTTACCATATGTGAAGCAATTCTATGTGAATGTCCACGGATTAATGAAATTTGTAAATCTTCCATATCTTTTCTAACTGCACCAGTAGCTGACACTGACATTCCGTGGTGAACATGGATATCTCCAAAACGACGTTTAGGTAATTCATTATAATAAATATAATCATATCCTAATGAGTCTAAGCTCCATAAAGCTTCTGGGGTTACATGTTTTGCATATTCAGGAATCTTTTTATCTAAATAATCAAAAATTCTAATATCATGATTTCCTAATGCTGAAAATAGTTGTGCATTAGGTAACATCTTTCTGGTTCTAGTATAAAATTCACGAGCACCGCTTGCCTCTAATTTCATATCTTTAAGCATTAAATCTAAATCATTGGCGACATCATCATTTTTATATGCTTTTAAAAATTCTGTTGGCTTACCGTCTGTGTACTTACTATAACATGCTTGATCATCTGTATCACCAAGATAATCAACTACATCTGGTTTAAACCACTTCATTACTTTAAACCAAAGCTCAATGGCTTTATCGTCTTGATATGGGAACTGCTGATCAGACGACAACATCCATTTTAAATCGTTAGACATTTACTATCCTTAAATTAAAAAAGTCACGACGGTCGTGACTTTATAAGTTACAATAAAATTGTAACATATTAAACTATGCTGTCAAGTATTATTTTATAGCAAATGCTATAAAGTTAAGAAATACACCTGTGGCTGCTTTATTTGAAACTACTACAGCTTGTGGATTTGTATCAGGATTAATAATTCCTACTGACATAATTGTTCCATTTGGAATTGGTGAGCCAATAGATACTACATATGTAGGAATACCTGATCCAAATTTGCTATCACGACCTAAATTAAATGATGTTGCTGTATTTGCTGGAACTGATTTAGTCTCACTAGTTCCCGCAGCAAGCAATAAAGATTGGTCAGTTCCAATTAAAAGGTTTCTTAAAATATCTTTACCTTGTTGAAAAGACTGTGTAATATTTGTTTGTAATTGATTTAAATCATTTGGATCAAATGGTGCACCTTCATTAAATACTACTGGTTTCCAAACGTCGCCTGCCATTATAAATTATCTCCTAAATCATGTGCATTTGTTTCCGCTTCGCTTACTTCTATAGTTTTAGATCTATCTAATCCATATTTAGTAAATACGTCTGGGTCTACAATATGCCTTTTTTTATTTTGCGATATTAAATACATTTTACCATCTGCTATGTTTTTTATCAAAGCCCCATCTCTAAAGCCCAACTTACCAGATAATTTAATTAAAGATAATGCTTCTTCAGTAGCCTTTACTGTAGTAAATGACCAAGACTTTGCTGCCCTATCAGAAATCAATTTGTATCTTTTTCCATCTTTAATCCAATAGGTTGCCCTATCTGTTTTAACGGCAATACCTGATGGAAAATTAGTTGGTGATGTTATTAATGGAGTCTGAGTATTCTTGAATAGACTTTTCACGTTCCTGCTTTTCATTAATAAGTTCAGTAATTTCTGCCCGTAATACTGCAATTTGAGTTTCATAATTTGAAACAATTTCTCCTATGCGTTGTTGTAAAGCTGTGATAATAAGTTCTGTTTTTTCCAATTATTTTCCTATGCTTGTAGTTTTGTTTTTTCTGAATTTAATACAGTTTGTTTATTAACTTCATCCTGTATTTGTTTTTCTAAAGCAGAAATTATTAAATCATTATCTGATTTTTGTTGTTCTCCTAGTAAAGACACATAAAGATTAAATTCATTTTTTTCTGAATTCTTAATATGTTGATTAATAATTTCAATTTTTTCTTGATTAGTTAGTGACATTTAAATCCTCCTTTATACTACATCTGGGGCTTCTACGTAAGCTCCCCATTTGCCAATTGGACATGAAGCATGAGGAAGTTTAGCTTTTTGTGTCATAAAGCATCCACATTTTTTACATGTTTTTGTTGCTTGAATTAATGAAGGACATTTAAGGCATAGATTATATCTATCATTAAATGTTTCATCATCTACATTTTGAATATTAGGATTTAATAAATCCCAAGGTCTAACTGGGTCCCCAGCCTGTTTTTCTTTCCAAAGTTGCCAATTAGATTTTGACATATTTATTATTCTGTTGGCTTAGTAAATGTATCAGTTGCTGGATCATAGGTATAGCCTACTGCCATATCTTCTTGACCAAATCTATCTGTTACATTTAAAATTAATGGATTACTTGTAAAAATAGCAGAAAGTCTTTCATCAGTATGAAGGATATCTGCCACTTCATTATCTACTATAAATGCAAGTTTAATTGGAGGCAAATTATTTACCCCTGGTTGATTTTGTGTTTCATCTGTCATTTATTGCTCCTTTTTATATATTGTATCAAATAAGTTATTTTTTGTCTATGGCAATTCTGATGTTGGGCATCCGTCACATATTGGATCTGTGGGGCTATTTGCATAATAAGTAATAAAATTATCACACGTTTGAACATATTTTTTATAATTATATGTTGAAACCAAATTTGAACTACATGCTGTATATGTGGGATTTGTGTCTGAGTAGTACGGGCCAGCAGTGCATGTATAGTATGTTCTGCTATCGCATCTATAGTCTGTATATGAACTTGTGGTGCATACTTGATCCGATGTAGTATACACGCTACATCCAGGACAATTAGCGCTGTATCCTGAAACAACATAGGGCGTTGCATTACAATCTGTTACGGTTTCACTTCTTCTAATTTTATATTTTTTTACATTTATAGTTTCATTTACTGTATACGAATAGTTTGTTGTTGCTGTTGCAAAAATTGTTGCAAATGGTGTAGTGGTACCAGTACAATAATATCTTCCATTTTGTAAATAAGGACTGCCATATCCAGATGGACATGAATATACAGTAAATGGTGTACAAGAGTTATTACATCTTTCTGAGTTACATGTATTAATATTTGTAGTTGTTCTAGGGGCAGAACAGCTATCGGTTGTACTCTGGTAGCAGCCACAAGCATCTCCATTATTTTGACCTGCTGTTGGACATACATTATTATAAGCAATATACTCTGGCCCTATACATTGATTATCTTGAGTATAACTTCTAGATTTACACCAGTATGTAGTTACATCAGTACAAGTTGTAGTTGACACTAATACTGAGTATGTTGAACATCCAGGACATGGTGAATATAAACTTGAAACGGATGCTGGTGTGTCGCAAGCATATTTTGTCTCATTTTGATAATATTTATATTGAGTAATAGCAGAACTTACATAACATGGAGAACCAGC